ATGTCAGGTAAATATTTACCTAATGGACTTCCCCAGAATTCTGCTTTATGGCCAGAAGAATATCGCGAACTGGAGCAGCTTGATTTATTCGCTAACAGTCTAATTAGGCAACTGAAAAATCGAAAAATCTACAGAGAGCGAGTACAGGTTGAAATTGAAAAAGTACCTGAAGCACATCGGGAATTTTTTAGAGATAAATTAAATCATTGGTGTGAGGTGATGAAAGTATGAAACGTACACACTTGGAAAAAATAAAATCGTTCCCATCATATAACTACATATTTTATAGCGGAGATAAGGCCGTTTATTCATAAGGTTATTAGATGTAGTTAGTTGGGGTGAAAATGAAAAAATCGGTTTATAAAGCAAGTGGTTTATGGAACCAAACATCTTTCATAACTCTTTTTGTCGCAACAAGCGAAAAAGATGTACTTTCAACAATAGCATTTTGGGCAAATCTAGGTGGCGCTAGAGTAGATGAGTTATCTATTGAGCGTTATTGCTCATGAAGCCGGTAGAGTCGATTGAAGGGTTTTAAAGTGAGAGATCTGATGCATGTTACTCCTTGAAATAAAAGAAAATGATAGCTATTCAAGGGGATAATATATATCTGAGATTTTTTTTACTGTGGTGATAATGATTTATGTTAGCAGGTTCTAGTAGAATGCTAGAACCAATATGGTGACGAGGTGGAACAGCATAGTTAATTATGTCGAAAATAGAATTATACCTTTAAAGCTTATTGTAGATCTTGACAGCAAATTCATGGACTGCTTGTGATAAATCTGAGGGGGTGCCTAATAGAGTCGGTGCATCATCGACATAAAAATGAATCGCTTCTTTTATTTCTAGTAAAGTCGGAGGCGGTGATATTTTTTTTTAGGTTCCTGATAGCTTGTCTAAGCTCTTTGACATCCATGGGATGGGAACTAAACCATGTCGGGCGGCTAGCCCAGTACTCAATGGCATGACGAATTTTATCACTCATAACAATCACCTCTTATTAGCTTATTAACATATTATTTGTTGTAACAATAAGTTATCGTGTTCTTGGCTGACTATTAGTTGGTTTTCGGGATTATCGCTGACCAAGGACAAGATGGTACTATGCCGAGCAACCCCACCCTTACCGAAAAAGTTATCGACATCATAAAACTGGTTTAAGAGACAATGAATATCTTGCTGTACATAGCTTTCAATACATTGGCTCTTGTTTTTATCTGTGATCCCGCTATGCCACACTGAATTTAATTGGTGACCCGGTAATTGAAATTCACATTGTGTTTTCAAGGCATCAGCGAAGGATTTTTCCTCGGTGGATATCGGGCGTAATAGCTTCGCTTTGATAGGTGCTCTTAGACTCTCGTAGAATCCTTGAGGGGCGAGTAATAGGCTAGCAGCTTCTTCACTTGCCGTGGAATCTAACTGAAATGCTAAAATAGCGTATAATTTGGGTTCAAAGGCGTTTTCATACAGCGCTAACAGCCATTCACTGAGTGATTTGTATGGCAATATTTCAACAGATTCAAGTGGCAATGATAGGCGAGCCGCTTCCTGCTCAATAAGTTCCGTCCAATTAGCCCCACTTTCTTTTGCTTGCCAATACAGTGTTATCGGCTGGGTGAGGGCGTGTTGATGATAAAACGTCGCGATTGGGGTAAGCAATTTTTGTATCGCTGTTTCTTGTTTTTCCCATAACGAAAGGGATTTCAAGGCGTTTAGTGTCAATATATTATCTTTATTAATTGGTAAAGAAGATAACGGCACACCCTCTTGTTTCTCTTCATCGATTTGAGTTAATCGTGAATGCGTTAATAATCCAAGGTGCTTACCCGCCCAATAACGCCATTCATTGTGGGCGTCATCTAACATATTCGTAAAAAGTTGATGACGATAAGCCGTGATTGAATAAATAAGTAATCGGATGAACAAGATAATGATCACCGGAAGAACAACAAATAAAGCGATTATTTGATTGTTACTGATTTCGCTAGACAATACGGTAATTGAAGATAAATACACGCCAATACCAAATCCAGCAATACCAATGAGAACAACCAAAAACAACCAAAGCCCCACACGCGGTAATGGAGGCTCTGGTGGATGCTCTAAAGAGGGGATTTTCCAACTCATCATGACTGTTCACCTGACGAGGAAAGGCTCGCAATGAGGGTACAGCCACATTCGGTTTGAAAGCCATTCAATGCCGCTTGGCGACCGGATATTAAAATACGCGTTGAGCCGGGTAAAATGGCATTGACACCATGTCCTTTTTTAGGACAACTGACTTTGTCACCCACTAAAGCTATCGGTTTACCGTACATCATCGAGCCAGAAGCGGAAATCACTTCGCCGCAATGAGTAGTTTTGTCACCTAATCGAACAAGTGCGCGCATGTTAAGATCCTTTTATTGGTTATCCTGTTGTTTTTTATATTCAAACGTACCATCCCATTCAGGGAGTTCGGCAGGGGGAAGTGGAACGATTTTATCGATATCGGGGAACTTGGCGGTTTCGTCAGAAGCATCCATTTCTTTGACAATTGCTTCATAACGGGCTGAGCGAGCGGCATCAGGTTTAACACCAAGATAATAATAATCTTTTTGAGTTGTGCTAGGATCAAATGACTGGCTTAATATAGATGCTCCCATCCAGTATCCATTTTGAATGGATATCTGATAGTTTTTTAAAGCTCCATTGAAATCTCTGTCAACTGTATGTAAGTAAAACGCTAAATTATACGCAGCTTCTCCATTTCCTTGCTTGCTTGCACATTCAAGCATTTTTTTTCCAATTTCAGGGCGATAAGCTGGGTTATCTCTGTCTGATAAACGCTTCGAGATAAAAATATTTCCAATGGCATTTTGAGCCTCGGGGCTACCCAAATCCGCAGCTTGACGAAAATATGCTAAAGCTTTAGTACGATCAGCGACGACTCCATAGCCTGTATCGAGGTAGTGTCCCATTTGGTAATAACCATAGCTGATGTCTAATTTGGCCATTTTTTGAATAATATCCCAAACCTCTTGAGCTGCTCCTTTACCTTTAATCGGTGGGACTTTGCCGTAACTGATTAAATTGCTTAAGTTAAGCATGGCTTTGGGGTGATTACGCTCGGCCGCTTTGCGGTAAAGCTCGCCAATTTTGGCATAATCACGTTGATATTTATTAATTTTCTCAAGCTCACGGGCTTGTTTAAACCAAATATCGGCTTCCGGATCAACGGGCGGTAGCGTGTCTTTTTCATACACGCAGGTGAAGGTTAAATCGGGTTCGGTTTTTTGAATTGGCGGCTCTTCATTTTTATCCATTGGGTTGCAAGCACTCAGCATCAACATGCTACAAATCAATGCACCGCATTTAAATATGCCGCGAGCAACGGATTGATGATGAGATAAAAAGGAGAGATTCATCTTGGTTATTGCCCCTCTGCCTGTTTTTTATATTCAAACGTACCATCCCATTCAGGGAGTTCAGCTGGCGGAAGAGGAACAATTTTATCGATATCAGGAAAGCGTGCTTCGGGGTTATTTCTAATCTCATCAGCAATAGCTTCATAACGAGAAGAACGTTCAAGATCTGGTTTTACACCTAGATAGTAATAATCTTTTGGAGTTGTATTTGGGTCAAAAACTTGATTTAACCTAGATGCAGCACTACGCAAACCATTTTTAACTGCTAGTTGATAGTATATTAAGGTAGTATCAACATTATTTTCCACATTAAAAGAGTATGTAGCAAATCGACGCGCAGCTTCCCCATTGCCTTGTTTAGCTGCGCAATCCAACATACTTTTTCCTATTTCGGGTTGATAGGCAGGGTTATCTCTGTCCGATAAGCGTTGAGAAACAAGTATATCTCCAATCACATATTGAGCCTCTGGATTACCTAAATCTGCAGCTTGACGAAAATACGCTAACGCTTTCGTTCTATCAGCAGCTACACCATAACCCGTGTCTAGATAATGCCCCATTTGGTAATAACCATAGCTGATATTCAATTTAGCCATTTTTTGAATAATATCCCACACCTCTTGTGCGGGACCTTTTCCTGCTATTGGTGGCACTTTGCCATAACTGATTAAATTGCTTAAGTTAAGCATGGCTTTGGGGTGATTACGCTCCGCGGCTTTGCGGTAGAGATCACCAATTTTGGTATAATCTCGTTGATGTTTATTCACTTTTTCAAGCTCACGGGCTTGTTTAAACCAAATATCCGCTTCCGGATCAACGGGTGGTAATGTGTCTTTTTCATACACGCAGGTGAAGGTTAAATCGGGTTCGGTTTTTTGAATTGGCGGCTCTTCATTTTTATCCATTGGGTTGCAAGCACTCAGCATCAACATGCTACAAATCAATGCACCGCATTTAAATATGCCGCGAGCAACGGATTGATGATGAGATAAAAAGGAGAGATTCATCTTGGTTATTGCCCCTCTGCCTGTTTTTTATATTCAAACGTGCCATCCCATTCAGGGAGTTCGGCAGGGGGAAGTGGAACGATTTTATCGATATCGGGAAAGCGTGCCTCGGGGTTATTTCTAATTTCACTTACAATAGCTTCATAACGAACTGAACGATTAAGATCTGGGGTTATTGGTAGATAGTAAATAGAACTTTCTTTTATATCCGGCTTAAATGCCTCCATAAAAGTCGATGCTGAGGTTCTAGATCCATTTTTTACCGCTATCTGATAATAGCTCAAAGCTGTACTTAAGTTATTGTCTACGTCTTGGTAATATGTAGCTAATTGATATGCGGCTTCTCCATTCCCTTGTTTAGCGGCACAGTCTAGCATTTTTTTACCTATTTCAGGATGATACGCTGGATTAATTTGCATATTGTCCAATCTTTTTGAAAGGAAAATATCACCAATAACATATTGTCCTTCTGGGCTGCCTAAATCGGCAGCCTGCCTAAAATAAGCTAATGCTTTTGTTCTGTCTGCGGCTACACCATAACCAGTGTCCAGATAATGCCCCATTTGGTAATAACCATAGCTGATGTTTAATTTAGCCATTTTTCGGATAATGTTCCATACCTCCTGAGCAGGGCCTTTCCCTCCAATTGGGGGGATTTTGCCATAACTGATTAAGTTACTTAAGTTCAGCATGGCTTTAGGATGGTTTCGCTCTGCGGCTTTACGGTAGAGCTCACCAATCTTGGCATAATCGCGTTGATATTTATTCACTTTTTCAAGTTCACGGGCTTGTTTAAACCAAATATCGGCTTCTGGATCAACGGGCGGTAGCGTGTCTTTTTCATACACACAGATAAAGGTTAAATCGGGTTCGTTTTTTTGAGTCACAGTAACGTCCTTTTTATCAATAGGCTTACAGCCCATTAGCAAAATAAATCCCAATAATAAAGTGATTTTTATCTCTACACTCATCCATTAATCCGCATTTTTTAGGCTGATAGTTTTATCTTCAAAAGAAATTATTGAGCCTTTTGGCTTTTTTTCGTTTTTTTTATTTAATTTATTTTTGGTTATAAGATCATTCCATGATTCAAATTCGCTCGTCAGATCACTTGAAACACCCCCTGTTCTTTTGTGTAATCCCCATAACTTTTCTCTTAACGGTCTTACAATTGGAAAATCATCGGTATCTTGCAATATCACGGCTATTTCACTGTCAAATGCCATACTACGTAAATTAATATTAGCAGAGCCTTGGATTAAAAAAGTATCATCGACTAAGGTTAATTTACTGTGGACATACACTTGCTGCCATCTATCCGAATCAGGAGAAACAAGGGTACAGATCATTGTCTCTAGTCCCTCTATTTTTTCGGGTTGGATATCATCAGGGCTTTTGATGTTTTCATCTGGGATATAGACCCCCCAATAACCCGATTTAGGTTTGTACGATTGATCGTAAACGTGCTCTTTCATTAAATCTCGACGACCAAGTTGTTCTAGCATCTTATAAGTTTGATAGCCGCCTACCTCATTCGAACTCCCTACAGAGGGTTTTTCCGTTGAATTAGTGACAACAAAAAGATAGAACGGAGGCGGTTTAATGCCTTGTAATTTGCTGTCAGTTTCGGCAGCTTGTAAAAAACGTCGGTTTCGTTCTTCAACCATATCCCGTAAATTGGTCGCGATAGATGACAAACGAAAATATTGGTTCTCAAAATAGATGTAGTTACGGGCATGTTTAACACCATGATCATAGGCTTTTAGTATATCGTATTCATCGTGTTGTGGCTGGGTACGGCAAATTTTCCCGCCCGTAGGAACTAAAGGATTATTCGCTAAAAAGGTGTAATGGGCGTTGAGTTTTTTGATATGCTCAGGTGTCGGGATATAGTCACATCGTGAACGGCCTTCTCTCTGTGCAAGCTGATCTACATCGTCACCTTTACTGGCGAAGAACCCGTCTGTTTTTTTCCACGCTGAAACAAAGTTATCATTTAAATCATACAGTAGCTCACCATACACACAGTTTGAGGTATCCTGCCACGCCGTTACGCCATCGCGACCAAGCCATGACTCTTCCTTATGACGAGTGATGGCATGTGCATCTTGATCCCAATATTCCGAGTGCATATTGTGCCCCATCACAAAACCAATCGCATTTTCAGGCTCTTCATAATCGATTAAAACCGCTTTTTGATGATGCGTTGAACCAGCCGCTAAAGCAGCCCAGCGAGCACTTAGCTCAGTTTCTTGACTCGAAAATTGATGATTGGTTCGCGCCGTAACATCTTTTAATCGCGAATTAGGTATACTCATTGCAATATCACGAGTCCGTACTGACAAGTTTTTGACAAGGCCCATATGAACTTTACGGTTCCAAGCGATATCAAACTGATATTGTTTTTGGGTTTGATAATCGAGCTTTGCACCAAAGACAAGAAAATCATTGAGTTGGGATGGCGATATCACTTGTTTCCCCCAACCGGGAAAGCTTTTCTCAAAATGTTTTCCCACATGATCAAACCACACAAGTACACGCACTTGCACACCTTCATTGGCCTTTTGCTCTAACAACTCGCCAATCATCGGATATTGACCTTCTCGGGCATTCGAACTACGTTCAAAATACATAGAGGGTTGAAAGCCCCATGTAATAATATCAATACTTTTTTTCGATTTTCGAATGGCTTCCGCAACGGCGGCAAAGGTTTGTTGTCCATTAATTAATGGTGCATAGGTAAATAAACTCATGGGGTATTTCGTGCGTTCAGGTATCCAGCTTGGCGTCATATGTGCCACCATGCAACTTGATACTGGTATATCAATCATCGGTGGCGTTGCTGATGTTGGGAGTTGAACTCCTAGCGGGAATTGACTCCAATTACCTCCAGACATATTACTTATCCTTTTTGAATGCGGTTAAAAACTCTGAAAGGTTTTGACCCCAAACATCGCCAATACGTGCATTTTCACGCTCTTGGCTAGGTGCGCTTGGTCTAAATCCAATATTGACTGTAGGCTCGTTACTGTCATCATCTTCAGCAGGTGGTGGCACTGTAATGTCATAACGATCGCCACTGAGTAGGTATAGTTGATAGCTATCTGTGGGAATATCATGGTCAATTTGGACATTACCTTGCGCATCACTCATACCTTTTAAAATCAGTGCTCCATTGGCATACAGCTCATACGGCTCAAAAGCGCGTGCCTTCATCGGACTCTGTGGTGATGAACTCAGTTGAAAGCGCAAGGTCTGTTTTGGCATCGATTGTGGGAATTGCGGATGGGTCACATCCATGGAGGCAGGTCCTTCAACCACCCAGTTAGTTGCTTTGACGGTTTGGTTGCTGGGGCTGCCGTACTCAATCTGCCCACCTTTTAAGCGAATATAGGCACCGCCACAGGTCAGTAGCAGTTCGTCTTTAGCGGCGACCACGGTTTTTCCACCCGTACTGGTGACGGTCATGTCTTTGAGTGAGGTCAGGTGCATCTCATCACTTTGCGCTTGAATTTCCACTTTGCCTTTTGCGGCAAAGGCCTTAATTCCTAGGGTGTGAGCAAATAAGCTGATTGCCTTGCCTGCCGCTAAGGTGATTTTTTTACCGACTGAGATATCTGCCTGTTTATTAGCGGTTAGGGTGATATTTTCACCACTGCTCGCCTGTACGGTTTTCGGGGAGGTTAATGCGATACCCGCAGGCGCACTGAGCAACATTCCCGCTTGTTGCAGTTCATTAATTGATTGGGTCAGTAAAGTTTGTTGGGCATTTAAATCGGCCAATTCAGCTTTTGCCACCTCTGCCGCTTCGCGTAGCGAACTGACTAAATTCAGCGCATCATCAAGCTGTTGCTTGGCTTCGCGCATATCCAGTTGTTCAGACGAGGCTTTCGTGCGTAAATCTGTGCTGATAAACAGCCCTTTTCCTGCTCGAATAGCGCCCCAGCTGTCGGTTCGCAGCTCAAAGCCATCACCGCGCTTTTCACGCCCTTGATTAACCAGATGCCCTAAATTGAGTTGCGATTTCCCCCCGTATTCGGTGCTGAATTTGATGTGTTCTTCCCCGCGTTTGTCTTCCATGCGTAGCTTATTATTTGCCGGAGTACGAATGACATTGCGGGTATTATTTTTGTCGGTGATGTGGTCGGGACGATGCGAGTCATGCAAGGCATGGGCAATGTACGGTCGGTCTGGGTCACCCTCATGGAAGGCAATGGCAACTTCTGTCCCTTGGATTAACGGAAAGTGCATCCCGTAGGTATCGCCCGCGTACGGTTTCGCTAGCCGCACAGGCATACTTTCATACCCCGTCGGTTTTTCATCACGATCCGCATCGAATTTAACCCAATAAAAGCCATGCTCATTCTGGTGGGCGTAGATATCGTGAGGTTTAGCACTGGTGACGCGTGCCATCAATGTCCCTGCAATCACAGGGCGAGGCTTCAAGGTCGGACGCCAGCACAGAGCTTCGGTGTACGACGTTGCTTCAAATTGCACGACTAAGGCACTGCTGCGGCTACCTGAAAATCGCAATCGAGTAATCAGTATTTCAGATTGAAAGTCAGACGGTAATGTTGAAGGCAGTTGGTTATCGGTAATTTTGAGCACCAATAATGGCGTTAGCATCGGTGAATTACTTTTACCGTGCAGCTGAGTTTGACGAGCCAGAAAACGCTCATGGTCAAGGCGTGACCAAAAGTGAGCGGTTTCCGTTTCTGGTTGGTACTTCTCACCGCGCTCAAGATGACGAGGTTTATAATGATAGACATCACCGTAGTGGATGTCCTCTCCCTCACCTCGAGTCATATCCGTTTCAATGGATTGCAAGGTTTGCATCGCTTGGCGGTGATTATAATCTTTGGTGGTGACACTGCGCTCAACCACTTGATGACGTAGTGATAACCCCCAGACACTTTCTACACCCTCGTCATTCATCCCTGATGGGCTATTGAGAGGTAGCTTGAGGTCATACACATAGGCTCGTTGGCTATCCCCAAAATGAATAACTTCGGTTTTGGTATCCGGTTGCAAACTGAACGAATAGAAAATCCCCACTTCACTTAGCAGGCGTTCAATAAACTGCCAATCACTCTCATTGATTTGGTTAATTTGCTCCCGCTTATGGTATTGGCGCTGCAAATGAAACTCAAACTCCCAGCCCTGCATTTTGTGTTCACGCAAGATAAGGTCAATGACATCGGGCACGGATTTATTGAGGAAAAAGCGATGGGAGCGCATCTGATGACGCAGCAACGCAACAAACGGCTCAATCACAATTTGGTATTGTGCTTCATCAGCGGAGCCAGACAGCCGCTTGAAGTGGGTGATCACGCCATGAACACGTTTTTGCGGCTCATTCAATGTGTTCAGCATAGCCAATGGCAGGGTAGGCGATGAAAAGGTAAAATCAGCACTGCGGCGTAGAAATTGTGGCGCTTGCAGGTTTTTCTCTGTGGAAGTAAAAGTAATCTGATAACGGTACGTTTCGCTAATGGCTTCACGTCCCGTGAAGTGCTCAACATCTAAGTGGGTCTGGCAACCTTGTACAGCAAGCTGGTAGCGATTATGGGATAAAAAAGGTCGTAGTGCATTATCCATTAAGCTCATCTTATTTCCTTTGTGTCCACCGTGGTAACCGAAGGTACAATAAGCCGCGAGTGAGGTTACCCACTTCAATGTTAAGTAATTTGCGTTAAGATAACGAATTATCACAAACAAAAGCAAATTGAATGTGAAATAATCTTGAAGTGTTTAGCATAAAAGAGATTTATCTGAATTCATCTACACTTACGTTGAGTTTCATTCCTTGCATTTCATTCAGATGTTGCTGACAGGATAGTTGAGTATGACAAATTAACTAAAGTTGTATGTATGATTAAATTTAGGGGTACTGGATAGTGTGGAGATTTAGCAAACAATCATTATGAAAAAAATCATTTATCTGTTTTCTTTCGCTGTTATTTTATTACTTGTTACTAAGGCTGTTACCTATATTGACTTTGCGGAAAAAGATCTGGTTAAGTCAATTATTCCTGCTTGGATTCAAGCGATTGGCAGTATTTTGGCAATCATTATCGCAGGCATGATTTCAGCTAGGCAAATTAAACATGAAAAGCAGCTTGAAAAGATAAAGTCGGCTCAGTCAGACTTATCGAAAATGCGTATTGTAAGAGCATTGCTAGTCCGTTCGGTAACGCTTATGAATGAAGTTCGTAACGCCATTGAGCGAGGTGATGATAGGGATTTTCATCAGGTGTCCCAATGGACGATGCGCAACACAAAACGTGCAATGGAAAATAATTGCTAAGGCGAGGCATTGAGCATACTTGTTTTTGGTCTTTTGGCTGTGTCCTTTTTGTTGGCTTTCTTCTTGATAGTCGCTAATCAGTTTAGATAAGGGGTAACGTGGCTTATCATCAATGATTGATTCAGCCTCAAAGGTTACGGGGGTGGTTAGCCAGTCAGGTGTTGGGTTTGATAAATACGTATTGAGTCGTTGATAGTGCTGCAAAGACGCTTGGTCAACCATAAGAGCCAGTTGCTGATAGTCTTGTTTTGGTTAAGTTAGAGGTGACATCCGATTGTTGCTCTTGGATTTCATCTAATAACGTGGTAGCTATTCTCTGGTTTTTGGCATTATCTCTATACTCTTTTTTAATAATACGCTTGTGATGAAACTCAATAAGCCCCGTTGCGACGTGCTGTAAATCATTGAGCTCATCAATTCCCTTATCAAGGTTGCCATGAAAATCATCCATTTCACGCTGCCACCATCTGTTGACTAATAACTTGAGTTGCTGCTGAAAAAAGGCAATGTGTTCCTTGGTCATTTTCGGGCTTCCTGAATATTGGACTTGCCAGTGATTATATTGACTATTGAGGATTAAGGCTAATGATCGAGCTGTATGCAGTTGCTTAGTTTGAGGCTTAAACGCATGTCATAGCGAGTGTTTGTGGTCGGGATGGTTTTACGAAACCACCACGTATTAGCACGTTGGTAAAGGTAATGGGAGAGTTTTAATGTCGTCATGCGGTACGTTCCTGCGCTGGCGGGAGTTGAACCCGAGTCCGTAATTTTTTAATTTGTTGATTATTAATGGATATTTTTACTAAGCTTCAATCATGTGCACTAGGTGTGCATATTGATGTCAGTATATAGCCATTCTTCTGCTATTATAATATTAAGTTTTATTTATGAAAAACTGTTACCGGAAGAAAATGGTAACGTTGTAAATAATATATTGAATTATTAAGGGTTTTATCTTAATAATTATTCATAAAGTGACATGCGGTGAATAATGTTTTGTATTAAGATTAGATAATTAGGGACTCAGATGGGTAATTTGACTGATTTGGCTATACTGGTCTGTGGTAGTGATGAGATAGATGACAGCAATAATAGCTGTGAGTTTTCTGAAATCTTAAAGCATTTAAAAACAGTAATACAAAATTTACTAACAGAAATTGAAGTTCTTAGTAGTGATACTGATAGTCGTATTATGTTATATGGGCCTTTTTTAGCTAGGACACTTCTTGAAGTTGGCGTCACAGCAATTATAGGTCGGCTGGATCCTACACGATTGCTTGTTATAAAACGTACGCAACAGCATGGTGATTATTGTACTGACAAGCCATGGAGTTCAGCTATACGTTGGCAGGGAGATGTAGTTGACTCGAAAGGACAAGGCCCCAAACTATGGCCAGTAGATAAAAATTATAAGGAGATATCAAAAGCTTTGCTTGGTGATTATTACTTTGATTTATACTGGGAAAAAGCCCTAGAGAAAATTTCGGATTCAGAGTCTTCAACAGAGTCTACAGCGGGAAACTGGCTTGCTCAAATTAAAGCAGAAACTATAAGTCAGTTTTCAGCAACAAGAAGAAAGAGTGCTTCAAGGTTATACTCAGAGTCATCAAAGGGAATTCATTCTGAATTTGTAATTCCTCCTGGAACTATTTACGATATACCAAGTATTAAGAAACAGGTTTTAGATGTTATTCAGTTATTATCAGACTTGGGTCTGCTAGTGAATCATATTCCACACATTGCATACCGAATTGAAGCAACTGAAGCTATAAATTTATTTAATGGGATTGAACAAATTGAGGTAATGTTGTGAGCAAAAGAACTGGTAGAGAAGTCGATAGCACCTTAATACTTGCAGCTGAAGATTGTGAACCAAACCATTTTGATCAACTTCACACATTCTCATCTAAAAATGATAAAAGGGTTATTGCTTCTCTTGTTGCACATGGACCCGTCCTTTTAAAAGGAGGACGAGGTAGCGGTAAAAGTGCTCTAATGATTGCTGCATCTCGGCAACTTGATCCTATCGAGCCAGATGCAAGCGCAATAGGAGTATATATGAGTCTTAGGCATGCTCCATTACTTAAAAGTACAGGGGAAGCTTATGGTAAAATTTTATGTGGTATAATTATAGAAAGAGTTAGAAGTCTATTAGAAGATAGAGCTAAAGATTTTAATCCATTACCAGAACTTGGGTCTATTCAATTTTCATTATCTAAATTGGCTGAAGCTTTAGGTAAGCGAATTGTACTTTATTTTGATGATGCAGCTCATTTAGGGCGAGAAGCATCTCTTGAAGAGTTTTTTGATATTTACAGGACTCTTTCTAGTAATTCCGTGTCATGTAAGGCATCTATCTACCCTGGAGTAACCCGTTTTGGAACACGTTTTGACGTATACAATGATGCAACAGTTATTGATATATTTAGAAGTGAAGAAGTTATAGGCTTTGCTGAAACATTTTTAGAAGTTATGAATTCTAGGTACCCTAATGATTTTAAAGAAACGTCTTTTAGCTCTAGTTTAAAGAAAAAAGCTGTTGCATCATTTTTGGGACAAGCAGTTTTAGGGAATATGCGCAGTTTTGTATTTGCGTGCAATGCTCTTCAGCTTCGTTGCCGTAAAAATAAAAATATAGGTCTACCTGAGCTATCAGAGACTTTACTTGAATTAGCTAGTAATTATTATTGGCCATTACTTGATGAAATTAGACCGAAACTTGGTATTTATGAACCAATGGTAGAAGCAGCTAGTTCTCTAGCAGATTTAATATTTAATGAGACTAGTCAGAGGGCAAACAACCCAAGAGATATTATTGTACACCGTGATTTAGATGAAAAATATTCTAAACCATTACAAATTTTAGAGTATGCGGGATTTATATCGAAGCGTGAGGCGTCTCGGGCATTAAAATCTGGAGGGCGAGGTGCCCGTTATGCTTTGAATTTATGTAACTTACTTGAGCAATCATCAGGTACTAGACTCACTAAGGTTCTGTTTGAGAGATGGTCTAGTCATCCTCGCGACGAAGCTATTCAATTTAGTAAAGGAAGTAAGTTATTAGAAATAAGTCTTCCTGATTTGCTCCCCGAGTCAAATTTAGCTATTTTTAGCAAGGATATTGATGTCATGAAAAAATCAAACGCATATCCTTATGGATTGAGTGATAGTAAAATTCAACTCCTAAAAGGGGCAGGTTACTCTACTGTTGGCGCTCTCTCCGAAGCAACAAATCGTGAATTAAAAAATATTACTGGAATTGGCCCAGCAACAATTCTTCGAATAAGGAATGTTTTAGGTCAGGCTATCTGGATGTAAATTGTAAATATAGTGTTTAAATAAACTTATAACAAATAAGCCATACTCTAATTAGATAGGGTGTGGCTATAATTAATTTGTAAATCCTAAGAAACAAACTTTAGGGCATTTATTTTAATAAAGTCGACTTATATTATTAATCTATCATTATAACTTTGACATTAATTTTAACGGTAGTGAAAATCTCATACTAAATTATAATATTTTATAGAAATAAAATAAGAGTTTCAGGAGTTGACATAATTATAGATTAAGTGTGTTGAAATTTATTATTTATGGTTTTCCCATCATACTCCTTAAGATATCCCCCATAATGCCTAAACAGCATCTCCGGTCCCTTATGTCCCATTTGACCTGCTAGCCAAAAAAGGTTAGCGCCTTGGCTTATATGCCTCGTGGCAAAGGTATGTCTCGTTTGATAAGGATTACGATATCGGATACCTGCTTTTTTCAGAGTTGGTACCCATGCTTTTTTTCTGATCGCGTCAGCACCTGCCCAAGCTTTATTTGTTTTCGGATCTTCAAAAATTACACTGTCTTTCATAAACGTGAATTGCTTTTGTTCATTTAGGGCATTCATGGCCTCACTATTTAATTCAACTTTTCTGGTACCAGCTTTAGTTTTGGTTTTCTTAATGACACCTACCACGCTGGCGGATTGCACGTGTGCAGTGTTTTCTATGAAATCTATATCACTCCATCTCAATGCACATAATTCAGAGCTTCTTAACCCTGTATTAATGGCAAACTGGAATAAGTTTTTCCATTGCTCATATCTTGCCGCAGCGAGTAGGGCAGAGACCTCTTTAGGTGACAATGGGTCGACAATATAACTGCTTTCATTGTCACTGTTATTTGATTGGTATCTTGAAGCGGATACAAGGCTTACTGGGTTGATTGATACTATCCCATCAGTAATGGCTTCATCTAGCGAGCTACGCAAAAACGAAAGCTGATTTCGGATGGTTTTTAGTACTGTCGTTTGTTTTTGTATCCAGTTTTTAAGAATAGCTGGCGTTAGTGATGAAACATGTAATTGGTGCAAATCAGACAAGGCGCTTTTGCATTTTTTATAACCGCCAATCGTTGAGGGCGATAAATTTCGAGTTTCGCAAATAACTAAATATTCCTCCAAATAATCAATCACTCTTTTTTCACGATTATTAACACCAAAAAGCATTAATTTTTTAGAGTTAGGAAAATATTTAGCGTAGTTAAAAGTGCCTTTTTCAATGTTATTTTGAATTTCAGCGAGCAACCTTTCAGCGTATTTAATGTTTTTATTATCGACGGTTAATCTAGAGAGAGGCTCTCTACAGAGCGCCCCTCTATAAGTAAACGTGATAACAATAGTTTGGCTGGTTTTGTTGTTACGAACCGTCACCCCTCGTGGTAGTGCGTAGCCTGTTTGTTTTTTCGCGCCCACTTATTCACCTCAGCAATATCAATCCAACGTTCTTTTGAACCCTCAACTTTTAAAACATGTACACCAACTATCCAATATTGCCGTTGTATACGCTTATTAATGGACTCTGGTGTTTCTCCGTACATATTGCAGTACGCGGAAATAGGTAAACATTCATATAACATAACTTCCTCCTATGTCCGCTTGCATAATGTAGCGGGGAAATAAATCATAGCCTTCTGTGATATTTTGTCTCATCTTGGTCTTGCCTCATCATTAATAAAATAAGTTGGTCAGCAATGTTGCAGGCATGCTTGATATCAGCTTCAGTACATGGTCTGTTTTTTACACTTGCAGCTAGCTTGCCTAACTTAATATCAAACTCAGTTAATAATTGTTCCTCGGGTGCCCAAGGGGTTAATTGTGGTTGTTTCATGGTGGTTATCCATTGGTTTTGAATAAACCACCACAGTAAGAAAAAATGCAGAATAAAACTGATTATGCTTAATCAATTATTGGCCCGAATAATTGCTTCGATGGGATAGCATTCAGACAAAACACCTCGTTGAGTTAGGGCGTCTTTATCCATTAAACAATTCTGCTCATCTGGATATGTATAGCCGTTAGATTTATATAAGCAATCGGCGCCGCTGCAAATTAGTAGGAATAAACCATAACTCATTGTTTACTCCTTTGTTGCTGTTCTGTCGTCGGCTGTATTTCAATCTTGATGTGCATGGGAAAATCGTAAGAAACTTTGCAACGCCTATCCGTTGAAACAAACCCGTGCGAGCCATCGGGTAGGGTGATTTTTACTTCCTGGTCTTTTTGATGTTCGTGTCTTAGCATTGGTCTTGCCTCGTTTGTGACATGTCACATTAATGGATAACGGCCGGTGCTGTTGGGTAACCCAGTTGAAGTAACAACGCTTTTTTTACCAGTGATAGCGTTTGCTCTTCTTGGCGGGTGACTTGTTGAGTTGATGCCGTGGTCCACTCAACGCTACATTTATTGTTAGTTTCATCGTGAGTAATGATGACTTCTAATTTCATGGCCATAAAGATATCTCCTGATAATGCGCCCATTGCTGGGCGCTAAAGTGATTAACGAACCATCAATGAGCGATCACCGACTTCTAAGTGAGCACCAGGTATTTCAATACCGTTTTCAATCGCTTCTTTAATTCGTTTCTTATCAGGGGCAGTAATGGTCTGAACATCTACCAACTCATCGGGCAAGGCTGCTTCGTTATCGATGATGACACGCACAACACCAGTGCGAGCCGTAAAGGTGTTTTTCGTGGTTTTTAACTTGTCTTTGCCAGATGTTAACAAGCAATCCAATGCATATTTTTTCAGGTTCTTAACTTGGTTTTCGAATGACTTTTTACGGTCAGCCAAGCGTTTTGATTCTTCATCCAGTGTTTTGGCTTGCCCCTCTAAATTACGGGCATGAAGCATAATTGCATCTAGTTTATCGCCCAGTTCACACTCGATACCCTCTAAGGTATCGGCAACATCTTCTGCGGTGAATTCACCTGTTTCGACGAGTTGTTGTAATTTGCTGTAGTCAGCAGCCATTGCAATAGCAGTTGTCTTGGTCATTACATTGCCTCTTCTTTTTGTTTCAGTTGGTCTAAACACTCTTTTTCAATTTCATTTAGTCGGCGTAGACGGCCGTTTAAATATTTTTCATATTCACTGTCGCCACGTTGTTTGGCCAACTTGGCATGCGTTGAAATTTCACGGGTGAGGGTGGATGTGATACCCCGTAATTCGTTTGGCGTCACCGCACTGCGCATCGTTTCAGTGTGTCGCGTGAACTTCTCGTCTAGCTCTTTGCGAATGCGGGTAGCATCTTCAGCGTTATCGCTAGCGGCTTTGATTTCGTACTCGAGCTTATTACTCGCCACATATTCAGGGTTATCATGCATTCCCATAAATACGTCAGAGCTAAAGCCCAGCATGGAAAGTGCTTTTTTGATTGAATCGGTGAGTGATTTTTTTATCACTTCACTGTCCGTTCTTATTCCTTGCTTGGTCTGATAGCGATAAGGTGTGGCACCGTAGCTCTCAAACTCACCACGAGTTTCGCCTTCGATGATGTACCAAAAGCGTATCTTGATTGAGTGATTTTGTTCAAAGAGTAATGTTCCATCCCCATCACGCAGGAACCTCATTGCGACTTGTTTATGGTGAGCATCGAGTACGGGCTCGACAAGGGGCTTTCCATCAATCATTTTTTCTTCAATGATTTCATAACCCCAGCCTTCACCTATTGGGCCAAATATTTCAGTCGCACGCATAAACATATAGGTGCTGTTGATACTGGTACCAACAAAGCCCATGCCATCAAGTGGTTTGGTAAAGCGTGAATCAGTACGTTGTACTTGCTTCCAAATATTAAGGTGGTTTGTATTACCGCTATTAAGCACCTCATCAAGTACCGCTGCACGTTGTTCAAAATCATCTTGTACAGTGGCAATTGGCGCAGAAATAACAGGTATCTCAATCACAGCTGGTTCTTTTTCTACTTTAGCCAGTGTGTCTTTTTTCTTGTTGGTGCGCTTTGGTTTTTCCGTTTTGACTGGTACTTCGGGCGTTTCATCATTAGCTGGCTTAGCATCTAAATTATCAACTGCAAAACGGCCACTACCGAGTGAGGTTACCTTAGGGTTATTGATACCAAGTTTTGAATCAATAAACGCTTTACGGGCATTAGCATCATCAAATAATTCAGGTTGTTTACGTGCTTCTGTCACTAGTGCAAATATATTTTCACGAGGGATATCTAGAACGCTAGGGAAGGTGCGCAAATCCATTGATAAGCGTTTCCATGCTTTATCTTCAGCGCTGATGAGTTCTTTTGCTTTGCGAATATCCGCGCTTTTTGCATCGCTTGGTTTAATGTCCATGAGAGCGAGGGCAATTTCGAGATCAAGTGCGGCATAATCACGTTTAAGGACAGGTTCGTCCTCAACGGGAGGTAGTTCTGGCTCCTCGGTTAACCAACTTTCACCTAGTGCCTTAGCATCTTCGATAGTGACATTATCGTCAGCATGCTCATAAACCGCCTGTGCAATTTCCATCGTGGCTTCAGCATCCATCAATGAAACTTTGGTAATTTCAGCAAGGCCAGTGGCGATATTACGAATTTTAGGTTCTGCTTCTTCGCTTAGTACCTTTAATGTAAAAGTGTATTCCTTATCAGTAATTTGAGTTTTACTAAATAGCAATAAAGCAGCTATGCGAGGTTTAGTGGCTAGCTTTTTAAATTCTTTATATTTAATGGGTTGCCATTTTTCTCCGTCGAACTCATTTTCAAGTGCAAAGGTTTCATCGAACTGATCGAGTGCAGGTCGAGGGGAACCTACCGCATCTTCACAAATAATCGGCTCGTCAATATTAAAGTTATCCATCGAGTCAGGATAAGCTTCTGATAGCTTAATCATTGCCGTTGCTGCTGCAATCTTAGCGTTAGCCGCATTGAAAGCAATGGTTAACGGTATTGCGCCATTGGTTCGAGCCTCGGTCGTAGGCTCAAATACACAGATAAAAGTTGTCATTGGTCTTGCCTCTTAATAAGGGATTTGTTCGTCAGTTTTAGAAATGGGTTTTCCTTCCAAACAGAGCAACATCTGGATTTGGTCTTCCAGTAAGCTTGATTTCACCTGAGCATCAGCAAGAATTTTGCTTTGCTCAGCTTTGAGTGAATCAATTTCTAATTGAATTAGCTCAGTATTTGACGGAGCAGTAAAGGGAATGTCGATAGTATGCTCAGCAATGACAAAGCCTAAACCAGATTCAATATCATATTTGAATGGATAAGGGCGGTATTTGTATGAGCCGTCAAATTGTTTTTGTGCATGGATGTAAAGGGTGACGCTTAGGGTTTTAGGTTGTGCTTTCATAGCAGCTCCTTTAAAATAACTGTGATCAGTGATTTATCATTGGTCTTGCCTCTTCTAGCGTTTGGTCGCGCTAGTAGAACTCTCGGTTAGCTTTGGTCGGCGACCCGAGGTAAAGGAACCCACTTCGGTGGGTTTTTTTACGTCAGCAAATCAATACTCGTCTTTCCGAGCTGTCTGGTCTTGCCTCAAGCTTTGGTCTAACTGTTTCCCTGGTGTGGGCTAATATTTAAGTCTGAACACTTATCTAAACACTTGCTGTGTTTGTTTCGATATTTGTAATATACAAGGTATCTTGTATGAATGTAAACAATTAAATTTGTATTAAATTGTATTCTGTCGTGATTTTAATTGTAATTTATTGTTTTTATAGGATGATTTATTTTGTTTAATTTTGTGAAAACAGGGAGATGGTCACGGTTTAAATAGTAGGAAATACTACAAATGGGTTATAGGGAGCTTTAAACTGAGAACAAAACATGAGGGGGAAAGTATAGAGAACATACAAAAAACCCTTGTGCTTTATTGAACAAGGGCGGATATAGATAAATTATAACTTATTCATTAGCTGACTTTTTTCTGAAGTTTTCATCATTTTTTACATATTCAAACGAGTCAAGAATGATGCCTGTTATTCTTAATATATCTTCAGGGGATTGAATGGTGATTCGGTTATTCGTTAATTCTAAACCTGCACGCTTTATTTCATTACCTAGCAGATCAGTAATCTCTATAGGAACCATGATATAAGCGCTATTTTTCTTATCGTAGAATCTAACTATCCAACGATTAACCTTACCTTGATATAGGACACCGAAGTAAGACTCAGTATCTTTATATTCAATTTCATCACATCCAGTGATCTGCTTTATTTTTTCAAATAAAGTTAATTCAGTCGTTGTGGTAATAATGTTTGGATTATCGGGATCGATAATATCTTTTAATTCATTAGACTCTTGAGTTTCCTCTGCCGCCGCTTCAACAGGCTCTTCACCGTAAGTAAATTTACCAGATAAGCCTGAAACCACCATCGCACTAACAGAACGCTCAACGGCTTGTTTTACTAGTGGTGTAATAGAGTCAATAAAACGCTGATTTAATTGTCTTTCAACATTAGAGCGGCTAGCGACATAGCGAACGAATTCACTATCAACATCTCTGAGGCTCGAGCTAATGGTTTTAGTGAAAGCAGATAAATATACGCTCTCTTCAGCCAGTGTTCTTAATGCTTCTGGTTTGAATTTATCATGTCTAAAACGGAATAATTGGCTTGCGTCTGAATCACTAATTTCATCCATTCTAATGCGTAAGAATGGAGTAGGGTCCATAACATTTTTTTGTTTTAAATCAGTGAAAAAACGCCACTCTAACCCATTGGTTATTGCTGAAATTGTAACTTCAGGAGTAGAGTTAAAATATCTAGAAAGCTGAGGACAATGGTTATCTAATTTTTCAAAATAGCATTTGGCTTCGATAAACATAACGGGGACATCTTGACAGAATAGAGCATAGTCAACACGTTCATTTGCTTTTACACCAGGGAAGTCAGCACCGTATTCTGCTTTGACTTTTTGAGGGTCATAAGGGCTAAAGCCGAGGATATCAAGGAAAGGCAAGATTAATGCCTGTTTAGTTGTCTCCTCTGTTGAGCAATGTTGCCCAACTTGTTTTACATGATCCACATGATTTTTAAGCTTTAACTTGAAATTTTCCATAGGGTTACCTTAGTAATCAAGAACAGAATACCAAAACATTCTGCCAATAATCATGACGCTGTTTTCATCAGCCTCTTCATCGTCGTATTCTTCACGGTTATAACTGCGAATAATAAGTTTTCCACCTGGTTTTCGATAAAGCATTTTTAAACGTTTCAAGCCATCTTGATCGATAGCATAAACTTTTCCATCAATAATTTTTTTATTAGATACATCAATGGCAATAGCGGAACCGTCTGGTATTACCGGCTCCATACTATCGCCACTTGCTGGAAAACAAATAATTGTTGAGCCATCAGTAGGGGCACCAATCTTGCGTAGTGTTGATTTGGCAAACCTTAATTTAAAACCGTTGTAATCCACATCAATACTACCGCCGGTACCACAAGCAAATTCAATATCTTTATAGAATGGCACTTCTACTTCATCGTAATCTAAAGGCGTTTTATTATCCCAAGACTTTATCCCTCCCCATTCATTTTCAGGAGGTAGGGTATCGTTTTTGTCTTCTTCTCCAGTAACCAACCAGCTAACAGAACACTTTAAGGCAGCTGCAAGTTCGGGCAGAAAGCGAGGACGTTTTGTTTTTCCGCTTTCTAATTGCTCTATTGACTGCTGTGTAGTGCCAACGGTTTCGGCTAACTCTGTTTGAGTGAGGCCGAGAAGGATTCTTTTATTTTTTACGCGTTCAGAAATTGACATATAAACCCCTTTATAGCTCTAGATGATAATTACAAGAAAACCTGTAATTGACAAACAAACTAATTTGTTTTTAAATACAAGAAATATTGTAAAAAGGAGGTGAGGATGGAAACGTTATCTGAACGAGTTAAGACTCGTCGTATAGAGCTCCATTTAACTCAGTCAGAACTTGCAGACAGAGTTGGGCTAAAACAGCAATCAATTCAGCAAATCGAATCAGGTCTTATTAAAAGACCTCGGTTTATTGTTGAAATTGCGAAGGTTTTAAATTGTGACCCAACGTGGCTCATCAATGGCAATGAGAGAGTTGTATGAAAGCGAATATATCAACAAGAAATTTAAAAAACTGATTATTCATAATCAATTTTGCGACAGGAGACGCAGAGATGAGTTTTGATATCGATATTGTCCGCTCTGAAATCGAGAGCTGGGCGACAGAACATGGTCAAGAGCACGTAGCGATTGAGATAAGTCGCGCGTATTTGCAGATCACGCGAGACAAATCACAGAGCCGCTTGCATGTGATTGAAGATGAACAAGGCCAAGCGGATTGGAAAGCGATTAATAATAACCGACAGCAGATATTTCGTTGGTTGCGTGGTGATTCGAACGCATCAATGAAGAAATTAGCAGAGCTGATGCCTGCGATTGAAATGGCGTTGCCAGCTTCGAGGTTAGCTCGAGTACGAGGCGACACAAAAAACTATTTAGCTTCAGTGGCCATTCAACGTTTTGCAGAAGCGATGACTGAAATTTTATTAGAGGGTCGTGACATGTCACGGAACATCAATAACGCTATTACCGCACTAAATGCAATATCACGCCCGACCAGCGTGCACTAATTCAAGAGGCAAGACCAATGCTAAGAACGACTGAATTGATTACCTACTGCAATGGTTTTTTATTGAATGGAAAGCCAGCAGACAGAAAACAAATCGAAGATATTTTCGAGGGAAGAAGGGCGGCAGCGCTCAATATTGGCATGCAGTACGAGCAACAAAAACAAAAGCTACTTTTAAAGAAATTATCGCCTGAGCAGTACCAGAACGCTTGCCGCGATATCGCTAAAGCGCTGGGGGTGTGAAATGAGACCATCAGATTTGTTACTTGATTTTGGTCGGCCTGTGGCTTACTACCCTGGTCTAGTTAAATGCTTTGGTAGCGTTAATGCGGTGATATTTTTTAGTCAGATATTTTATTGGCAGGATAAAACGGATTCTGAACTAGGGGTCTATAAGTCCTCTGAGGATATTACATCCGAAACGGGATTAAGCTATCGCGAGCAACTCACTGCCAGAAAGCATCTTGTTAAACGCGGGATTTTAATTGAAACAGATAGGCGTTTAGAACACAAAATATATTACCGTATAGATTGCGAGCAACTTGACCAAATTATGACGCAACCTATTGATAATCTCCCAAATGCGCAAAGCGCAATCGGGGAAAGTCACAATGGGGATTTGGCGAAACAACAAAATGAACAGCCGCCACAAGACAAATTCGACGGTGGCGATGAAACAAATCCGCAGTTCGATCCTACAGAGATTACAACAGAGAGTACTACAGAGAATACTAATGGTACGTCAGACTGTGCTGACGTACCCAAACCCTCATCAAAAATAAAATTAGATTATGGCCATATCCTTGAGGCTTATCACAGCATCTTGCCTGATATGCCATCGGTTAAAGTGATGACTGATGCACGAAAACGGATGCTGAAAAACTTTTGGCTAAAATTTAAATTTAACCAGGAACGTTGGGAAAATTATCTGTCGTACATAGCGAATCATTGTCGGTGGATGACTGAAGATCGTGATAACGGTCGTGGAGGTTTATGGCGACGCAAAAACTTGGATTACCTGATCACTGAACGTTGCTACGTGGCGGTCAAGGAGGAGCGAGCCAATGACAAATAATTATTTTGTTCCTCCCTGTAATCTTGAAGCTGAACAAGCGGTTTTAGGCGGTTTGATGATTAGCACAGACGAAGATAAGCGTCAGCATGTTATTTCGCTAATTAAACCTGAATCATTCTATCAGTGGTCACATAATCGGATTTTTGCAGAGATAGTTCGACTGATTAAAACCAATCAGCCTACTGATGTAATTACCGTAAGCGATGCGCTAACAGCTAATGGTGATTTAGACAATGTTGGTGGATTCGCCTATGTCGCTGAGCTTTGCATGTTACCAACAGCAGCAAACATAGTGAATTATGCAAGGATCATTCGTGATAAGGCCATACAGCGTTATGCGATTAATAATCTCAATAATTGCGTTGAAATGTTGATGGCCAATGATGGGCTTGAAGTAAGTAATAAACTCGCTAATGTACAGCAAGTTGTTTCAAGTATTATCGAACATGCGAAAACTGGAAAAAGTAAAGGGCTTAGACCTGCTCGTGATGTAGTAGGGGACTGGATTGAAGAAGTTGAAAGGCGTTTTGATGATCCGACGAATGCCGCTGGTTTTACTTTAGGTATCGAATCACTTGATGACTTAATGGCTCCCAAGCAAGCACTAAGAGGATCTTTAATCGTTGTGGGTGCTAGACCTAAAATGGGAAAAACAGCTTTCTACAACCGCGTAGCCACACATTTTGCCCTAAACCATCGGTTACCTACATTGTTGTTTAGTTTGGAAATGACGGACAGGGGGATCATTGAGCGCATGATTGCTCAAGAGGGGGGAGTCTCAGCAGATATATTCTATACCGGTGCGCATGATGATATGGAAATGGCTCGAGCATTAGCCAGAGCTGAAGAAATCGCAGAGTCGAATATGTACATCGACAGCACTCCTGGTGTTGATTTGCACCATATTATTGCTGAGTGTCGAAAGGTAAAAAGAGTTAAAGGGAAAATTGGGCTCATTGCTGTGGATTACCTGACATTAATCAAAGCTGCCCCAGCAGAACGCCGCGATATTGCCTACGGTGACATTACAACGGGTTTAAAGAACTTAGCCAAGGAAATGGATTGTGTGGTCCTGTTACTCACTCAGCTTAACCGAAAACTTGAAGAACGAGCAGATAAACGGCCAACACCTGCAGATAGCCGAGATACAGGACAAATTGAGCAAGATTGTGATGTCTGGATAGGCTTATACCGTGATGCGGTTTATAACAATAATGCGGATAAATCGCTGATGGAAATTATTCTTCGCTTAAATCGTGATGGTAATACTGGCACAGCTCACGGGCAACTGGTGGATTCGTATATCAAAAATATTAGCCAAGGTGAGGTGGAAAGGTTGTCGTTTAAGGGGCTGGACAAAGGAAGAGGGTATTCAAAGAAAGGGACACAAGCGTTTTGAAGGTCTATTAAAATTGAAGCTTCATACTAGGAGGCCTTAACTTTAAATAATAGTACGACATTATCGCTATGATAAATTTAAGATAATTAGACACACATCTCATATCCGAGCTTCATAAATTAAAATTTTACGATATTATTACCGCCTGATTCTAAAATTAAATAATGAGGTTGTAATGGACTTAGAAAGCGCAATTTTGAAAAAAAGGAATACATTGAAAACAGATCGCCTTGATATGTCATTTGGTGAACTAATGAATATGTATGAGGATGGCGATTTATTTATTACACCTGAATATCAACGTGCTTTTAGATGGTCTAATTTTCAACAAACTAGATTTATTGAGTCAGTGCTTTTAGGAATTCCAATACCTCCAATATTTATTGCAGAAGATGATAATGGTAGGTGGGAAGTCGTAGATGGCTTGCAACGTATCTCTACCATTTTTGCATTTTTTGGTTTGCTTACTAACATTCCTGATAAGAATAAAACTGTATTATGTAGCGGTGAAATGGTTCAGGAACTTGAAGGATACACAATTGAGTTACTCCCAATAAAATTAAAAACAACAATAAAACGGGCGGTTTGTCGTGTTGAAATTGTTCGTTGGGATAGCCAGGAAGATGTACGATATGAATTGTTTAATAGATTAAATACAGGGGCTAGCCCTTTATCAGAACAAGAGATACGAAATTGTATTTTTAGAGCGTACCCTATTGATTTAAATAAACTACTTAGAGAGGTCGCAGTTGATGATACATTTATTAAACTAATTGACCCATCAGAGCGAAAGCTTGAAGAAATGTTTTTAGAGGAACTTGTTTTAAGATATTTTGCATTCAAAAATTTAAACTCAGAGTTTAGGACTACAGTCCCACAGTTTTTAACTGAATATATGAGAATGGTTTCAAAAGGGGAGCTGCCTTTTGATTTAGATAAGGAAAAACAAGAATTTCTATATTTTGTTCACTTTCTATTCTCCAGATTCGATAAGAAAGTATTTAGACCGAGAGGATTATTTGCAAACCATATTTTCGACTCTTTGGCTTATGCAATACCGAAAGTATTTAAAACTGTAGCTGGAAATGAAGATGAAATTGAAAAGGCAATTTTAAAACTTTTAGATGACCCAGGATATAATAATATTGGTACTAGTACTTTTTCAAATTCACGTATAAGAGCCCGCATGGAACGTGCATTGGAGATTTTCACAGGTGCATAGTGTCATTCAAGAGATTACAGAAGGTAATGATTGGAGAAATGGGGAGTTTGCTAAATTCAAAGCAAACCAAAGTGGAGTTGAGCCTAAGTTATGGTATCGGATGTGTGTTCCAATGATTTATGCTCATTGGGAAGGCTTTGTTGTCGATGCACTGAAAACTATGCTTGCTTATCTAAATGAGTTAAAGCTTACTCATTCAGAATTGCCAACACGATTAGTAGTATTGTCATTGGGGGATAATTATAGAACATTAAGTGGCAAACAGTCATTTTCTCAACGTATTGAGTTCACTGAGAAATTCAAAAATTTATTAGATTCAGTGATACAATTTCAAACAAAAGTAGAAACTAAATCTAATTTAAAAGGTAAAGTTTTTAAAGAGTTATGTGATATCTTTGGATTTGATACTAAAACGTATAGTAGTTTTCTACCTGATATAGATAGATTAGTTAGTATACGAAATAGCATTGCACATGGTGAGAATAGTTTTCTTCCTTCTTCTGATAATATCAATTTGTATATTAATTCAGTTCAGTGCGCGTGTGATTTATTACTCGAAGATATAGATAACTACTTGGCAAAAAAGAAGTATCTTGTTGCTGCAGAACAAGATGATACAGCATAGTTAAACTATAAAATATGAAAACTTAATTTTTCTTTAAATTTTTTCTTAATGAGTTGTTTTTATATTTTATCTCATTATGTTTAAAATATGGATGGTTAATAATGGTTAACGAAGTATTTAAATATGTTCCTCCTGAACGCATTGATATTTTAGAGTCAAAAAGAGTATGTTTTTCTAAAAAAGAACAATTAAATGACACTTTCGAATTTGAACTAAAATTCAAAGTGGCTGGTGGGTATAATGAGGATCTGGATTTTTTTATCGAGGAGTATTTTTTATCACAGATAGAGTCACCTAATATGAAGGAACTTTTGTCTTATCAAGCCAGCATGGAAAAAAAATTAAATAAAAAATTAACAACTAAAGAGTATATGATTCATTTGGCAAATTCTAATTCAGAAATTAAAAAAATAATTAATGAAGGATTAGATAGTATTAATGAGGATTATATTAAGGCAGTTAAAGATAAAGTATGCGTATTATCTTTAACACATAGATGTAATAGTAATTATATGTGGGGGCATTATGCATCATCATCTAAAGGATTTATGATAGGTTTTGATAAAGAAAATGTATTTTTTAATAAAAAAAATAGTGAAAATGACTTAATTCGTCAATTAAAAGATGTTATATATGTTGATGAAGCTCCAGTTTTGTATATTAATAATGACTTAAATGATAATGAGAAAATAAGTCATTATATGTTTCATAATAAGCATACTGATCATGAACAAGAAAATGAGTGTAGAATTGTAGATATAATAGATAATGCGAGCGTTATAACTGAAAATGGATTTTATTTATTTGACATTCCTAAAAATTTAATAACATCTATAACTTTTGGTTGTCATATTTCTACAACCGATGAAATTAAAATTAGAAACTTGATCGAAAATGACGATTACTTTGATGGTGTTACGATGTATAAAGCAATACCAAATACGAATACTAGAAAAATAGACAGGTATAAGATTGTTGAATAAATAGATCACAAAGATGGATATAGATGATTAGTTTTCACTATGGTAAGATAATTCCCATTGGTCTGAACACCCAATCTTAACACTTGCTGTGTCTACTGAGAGAAACGTATGGCACAGCATAGCTTTATCAAAATGTCTAACGACACTCTTGTACCGGCTAATCCAGCGGCAAGGGATTTTTTGCATTCCAAAATCAAGTGTGGTGATGTGCTTTCGGCTGATTTTAAGAAAGCTCGTAACCCACGTTTTCACCGTAAATACTTCGCATTACTTAACCTCGGATATGAATACTGGGAACCAACCGGCGGTACCATTTCGCCTGAAGAAAAAGAATTGGTTCGTGGTTACGTTAAATTCCTTGCTTACTACACAGATAACGACGATGCCCTCCAATCCGCTGCAGATGTTTACTTAGACGATGTAGCACAGAAACGCGCTCACAATATTTCAGCGACCAAATCCTTTGATGCTTTCCGCTATTGGGTAGTAGAGCAATCAGGCCATTATGAAACTTTTGAAATGCCAGACGGTAGCCTACGCCGCGTAGCTAAATCAATCAGCTTTGCCAAAATGGATGACCTAGCCTTTGGCGAACTCTACAAATCCACACTTGATGTGCTCTGGAACTTCATTTTATTCCGCAAATTCCCCACTCAAGAAGCTGCTGAAAATGCGGCGGCTCAGTTATTAGATTTTACCTAGAGGCAAGACCAATGACCAAGAAATCAAAGACCAAAGAAGATAAACAGTGGCTATCAGATGTGGCCGCACTTGGCTGTATCTGCTGCCGCAATATGGGATATGGCGCAACCCTCGCGGAAATCCATCATGTAAGAACAGGGCAGGGAATGGCGCAGCGAGCTAGCCATAAAGACGTTTTACCGTTATGCCCACATCATCACAGGCCTAGTTATGACACTGGTTTTCATGCAGCGCCTAAAACATGGCAGGAAATTCACGGTACCGAAATCGAGTTACTGGAACAGATTAAAAAAGAAGTCATGGAGCTGCGTGCATGCCGAGTATAAAAAATATTTCTGATGGACTTGTACTTGATGCAGAGCAAGAAGCCTGGTTACAAGGTTGGTTATCCAAGTTTGGTGCTTGGGTTTACAGTGGTCGATTAGAAAAGCGTCAGAGTAGTATTATTGCTGAATTTATGGCAACTGTAGAAAAGCGTGGTTATCCAGAAAGGGAAATGTGTAATGACGATGACGGAATGTTAATCACCAAGGTAGTCGATAAAATTTATCATATAGACCGAGTCGCATTTACGTTATTGTTATTACGCTATGCCTTTGTGAGTTCAGATCGTGCCATTGCTCGCTATTATTATGGTATTGCACAGCCACGGCAAATGGTTCGCAGAAATCGCACGCTTGAATATCGAAAACCTTCGATGGCCACATGCCGTCGCGAGGTAAAAGAAATCATCCGTTCTGCCGAGTATTTAATTTATCCACATCTCTATAATGCATTTAAAATACGCGATAATGAGTGGAAAAAGAAAAATAATAGTAAGAACGTGTTGACTTCCTTGATCCAATGAGCCACTATTTCAAGGTAAGTTGCCATTTTAGTAACTTCACCAACTAACCCAGCCAATGCGCTGGGTTTTTTGTTTGTATGTATTTAAGTGGTGTTATTCAGTACAAGAAAATTCGACTTTGGGTATCGTCGTTATCCTTAAGAAATCTTGACTGCTTTGACTTTTTTTGATGTACATTACATCTGTTGTTTTGACAGTAATAAAGATTTTACTAATGTTGTCAGGTTGGGGCGTTGTAAATTTTTCAGGGATATTGAGGGATTTAATTTCATCAGTTAAGTAGCATCTATATTCATTTCCAAGCCCTGATGCTTTTATTTGAAAAGTACTTTGTAAAATTATTGGTGTTAATAGCATTATTCCTGAAATTAATAACACAATGGAACTATTTAGATTATCTTTAAAGAAAGTCATTAAAAGCATTATAACTAAAAAGGTAATGCCATATAAATATATAATATTAGAAAACTCTTCACTGCTTGCAGATGATATTAGTATTAGAGAGAATAATATTAAAAAATAAATAAATAAAACTATAATGGTGGAAATGGTAAAAAGAAATAATTTAGATAATGGAATGTCTGATACTTTTCTTAGTGTTATATAAGAAGGGAGGACTAGTAAGGATGTTACAATAAGAAACGTGGGTGTTAATTTAGGGCTGTTAGTGATAATAAGATAAATAAATAAAGAAAGTGATAGATATATAGCCAGTTTGGCTACATCATTAACTTTTTTCTTGAAGCCAGTTTGTTTGAAGATTGTTTCATTTTTTAGTGCTAAAAAAAAGCATAGGCCAACATAAAAAATAATAATAATACTTGATATAATTGAAATCACACCAATAGTAGTTATTATTTTAATGCTTATTAAGTCCATAAGTTGTATTTTATTGTTTTTACAATATAGAAAAAGAGATAGAACGCCATATATAATAGGTAAATACATCAAAGGTTTCCTGATTTTTTGTAATGGTTCAAATATTTTTACTATTTTTATCAAGTATCTGTTTAGCTCATAAAATACAATGCTTTTCATAATTAGTCCTAGAGTATTGAATTTTTCTATACTATCAAATTTAACTTAAATAATGGAACACTCCGTAGGGGGTGAAATCATGCGTATGGATAAATATAGCAACGCAGCCTACGGTAGTGCTGGGCTCACAGCATTCTTTGCAAGCCTATCGCTTTATGAATGGGGCTTTATTATTGGGATGGCGTTTAGCATCATTCTTGGTTTCGCTACTTTCTTTATGAATCGACGAGAGCAACGAAAGCGAACTCGTTTATTTGAAGAACTCGTTAATAAAACCGACCCTCTAAACCCATCAGCTACTGCACGAAAAGCCGCCGAACTTATGGCGAAAGCACCTAAGGATATCTAATGTCACTCAAACAAAAATTAACTGTGCTTATTGGCGCAGGGGCTTCGGCTATCGCTTTAACGGTGATTGCGCATTTTGAAGGTGTAAGATATGAACCGTATGAAGACGTGGGCGGGGTTTTAACGGTCTGCTATGGGCATACGGGAATAGATATTGTTCCCAACAAGACTTACACAAAAGAAGAATGCAATGAGCTATTAGAATTAGATTTCGAATTAACAAAAATGCAGGTTGATAGATTAGTGAAAGTTCCTATCAATGATTATACAAAAGCAGCTCTATATTCATTTGCTTTCAATGTTGGAACTAATGCATTTGCAAGATCAACAATGCTTAAAAAACTCAATGCGGGTGATCAATACGGTGCTTGTGAAGAATTAAAAAAATGGGTTTATGTTAAAAAGAAAGTATGGCGTGGGCTTGTAAACCGTCGAGAAGCGGAGGCAGCTATATGTCATGGAAACCTATAGTGGCTGTAATTTTCTTTATGCTACTTGCTATATCAATAATTGCATTTGGTGCCTACAGACTCACTGACAATACATGCGGTATTGATAAAGCCAGTTTAGAAAAGCGTTGTCAAAAAGCTATCGATCACTACAAAGGTCGGCAAGTTAACTTTTAATTTTCTCTATGGTAACCGCCATGAATAAAGTCAGAGCATTGTTATTTATCGCTGCGTGGGTGGCCATATGGGGAATGTGGAAACAACACGAAAGGATAGGTGAGCTAAATACCAAGAATACCGAACTACTTGTTGAGCTGATAGAGCAAGTCAAAATCAATGAAGACTATCAAGAACGTGTTCAATCCCTTCATAAACTCGATACTAAACATACTCAGGAATTAGCCAATGCAAAAATTGAAATTGATAAGTTGCGTATTGCTGCTGAGCGTAATCCTGACCGGGTGTACATCAAAGCTAGTTGCAAAAAAGCCGAAGGCACTACCGCCCCCAGCTTGGATGATGCAATCACCGCCCGACCTACTGACACCGCTATCCGAAATTATTGGTTACTCAGAGAGCGAATTGCAGAGTCAGAGCAGATGATTAAGGGGTTACAAGAGTACATCAAAAATCAATGTTTTTAGTCTCGATATTATCGAGTGCACTGATAAATTTCTTTTGAAAAGGAAAAGAGTGGTTGATATATGGATGTAATATACATCCACAGAATAAGAACAAAGCCTAGAATAGACAGTAAATATAAAGTACCCGAAATTACGGTTTTCTCTTTTAATTTAAGAAAATCAGGTGTCACATAATTGGTGAGGAAGTCAGTTATAAAAGCCATAAACATTAATACAATAATGATAGAGCAAAAGTGTTCTGCAATATTTGTATAATCTGGATATTTACATGAAACTCGTATCCCAAAGAACCACACCAAGCCATTTATGACAGTATAACTGGCAAGAGTTGCAGCAAAAGCGCTTGCTCGTTTGCTTAGATATTTTGCTTTTTTGTACAGCTTATTAGTTGCGTCCATTCTTTATTCCTTCTGTTTAATTAATTGATTTTCTAATTTTCAATATAACTCATCATAAAGCCTATTTGTATTGATAGGCTTTATGATGAGCTAAGGAGATAAACACGATGGCTAAACCGGATTGGGGGACGCTACAGCAACAGTTCCACACATAACGTTATTTTGTGAGGGAAAAATAAAAATGCCCCAGATATCGGGGCGAAGTAGAGAATAATAGTTTATGAATGTGACGTCACTATACGTTAATCGTGAATGACCATAATCTGAAAAAGGTAGTAATCTCAAGCAGATGGTCAGATTAGAGCTTTGATGAATATCTCCTTTCTTATACATAAGTCAAATATGCGTTATTCATTATATTTAGCTAGTGTTAGTATCTCTCAAAAAGGGGGTAACTAATGATTTCATGGTTCGATGTTATGGCTCTTCTTGCGATACCAATAATTATATTGTTTGTAGTTATAAAGATGGCAATAGGAAGTCATAAGATGCTAGAAAAAAGTGAGCAAGTAAAAGGGGAAGTATTAGAATCTCACAAAAACGAAATTAAAGAGTCTAGCGATGATGTGCAGGCAAGGAAGATAAAGAAAAAAATAGTAACAAAGATAATCTGGTACAGGGTATGCTCTGTTGTACTATTGATACCGGTCCTATATTTTTTGTTTAGATAACACCTCGCTTAGAACGGGATTTTATTGCAAATCACAAAGCTCACTACGGTGAGTTTTTTAATTTGTTATGAGGAAAATATTATGGCTAAGCCGGATTGGAGCGAGCTACAAAAACAGTTCCTGTCTGACCATGCTAAATCAGGAATATCCCCTAAAGAGTGGTGTGAAGACCAGGGACTTAATTACGCAACAGCAAGGCGATATATAAAAAAGCCAGCTGCGCAATCTGCGCAAAAAACTGCGCACAAAAAATTGCGCACTGCGCACGAAAAAGAATGCGCAAAAGAGGCAATACACGATAGTGATATATCAACTGCGCAGGGTAGTGAACAAGATAATGCGCACAATGATGAAAACACGTTTAACCTGCGCAACTACAAGCTTACAGACCTACAATTTCGTTTCGTCAATGAGTATCTTATCGACTTAAACCGCACAGCTGCATACAAGAGAGCAGGTGGTAAATGTGATGGCCATAATGCCTACGCTAGCGCAAGTCAGATATATAGAAATATTGAGGTCAATCGAGCAATCAGAGACGCGCTAGCAGAACGCGAACGTAGAACTGAGATAACCCAAGATGCCGTATTAAAAATGTGGTGGGATATTGCGACTGCAGACGTTAACGAGCTAACTGAATATCGCCGTTTGTGCTGTCGTCATTGTTGGGGGTTTGGATTTAACTATCAGTGGCGTGATGCGGTCGAATATGACGATGCTGTGAAAAAAGCCATGGCAGCAAGTAAACCACCTCCGCAAGATGTGGGTGGCTACGGTTACGATGATACATTAGACCCTAACCCTGATTGCCCTCGATGTAATGGAGCCGGCATTGGTCGTGCGCATTTTCACGATACACGTGATTTAACTGGCGCAGCTCGTCGTTTATTTGCTGGTGTGAAAGAGGGGAAGTTTGGTGTCGAGGTGATCACTCGTAACCAAGATGATGCGCTTAAAATGGTTGCGCAGCATTTAGGGATGGTTAAGAACAAGACTGAGATAACTGGTGCTGATGGTGGGCCCATTCAATCAACAGGGATAGATTTGAGCCACCTTAGTTTTGAACAATTAATAAAGTTAAGGGCTAAATTAAAGAGTTGAGTTATTTGGGGATTTTTTCATACTCAGCTAATTTACCTGTAGGCATAATATCTCTTAACTCCTCGAATCCTCTTAAACAATTATATTTATTATTATTTTTTTTCTTAAGATTTAAGTATATAGAATATTCATTGCTTTTTGTTGCAGTGAGCGTATCTATAATGGATCTAGAAAGGTCATGATTTTTTATATAGACTTCACTTGCACAAATATTAGGTAAGTTATGAATTAGGTAATTATATCTCACTGTGTCAGTTACTGTGAACTCATTAGTTGGAAGGGTATTAACAAATGCAATGGTTTCTATTACATGAGTATTTTCTTTTTGAAATAATTCAGCTGCTTTATAATTTGTCATTATTGTGGGAGTAACTGTTATGAGCAAATTAATTAAAAGTAACAGAGAACTCAAAGCTTTTGGGATTCTTTGTTTTGTACTATAAGTTGAAATAATTAAAATAATGCTAATAATCGTTGATATTGCACCTAAAATGCCATTATAAAACATTGATCCAACAGTAAGTGAAATAGAGGTAATCCAGATTAGAATATCACGTTTATGGTATAATTTTTTAATAAGTTCAGTAATTTTCCAATGCTTCTTGTGTTTTTTTTTATTTCTTCGTCCCGGAGGGGGAGAGGATTCTGAAGGACTATTTATTTTTATTGATTTTTTTTCTATTTTTACCTTTGTTTCTACAGTCATGATATTTCCTTGATAGGGATTAAATTTAATTATGTATATTATATGAAAAGTTAAATTTATCTAATGTTGATTTCTATATTTTAGGTACAACCATGAACATCGATTTCAGCTTATTTGATGAAGAGATCGAAAGGGAGATAGCGCGCCGTAGTTTGCATGAATTTATTCAGTATATAAACCCTGAATACATTACAAGCCTTTTCTCTGAAACGGTATGTGATGCGCTCGACCAATTCTTGGTTGATATGATGGACGGGAAGCGCCCTAAGTTAATATTAGGCGCACCGCCACAGCATGGTAAGTCTGATATTGTTTCCCGCTATCTTCCCGCTTATTTCTTTGGAAAATACCCGAACATGCGTGTTGGGGCGCTGTCGTATTCGTCTGATTTAGCCGGTGATATGAACACCGATGTTCAGCGAATTATGATGTCGGTTGAATATCGTGCGTTATTTCCTAAGAGTTGGTTAGGTAACAAGCCTGAGAATGGCATTGCTGTTAAACGTAACTCTGACGAGTTTGGCATTGCCAACCACAAAGGCAGTTATGTATGCGCGGGTGTCGGTGGTCCATTAACGGGTAAGAAAGTTGACCTCGGTATTATTGATGACCCAATAAAGAACTCGAAAGAAGCACTTAGCCCGACGGTTAAAAAGTCGATTTGGAATTGGTACGTTTCGACCTTTAAAACCCGCTTATCAAAAAACAGCGGTGAAATCATCATGGCCACGCGGTGGGCGACCGATGATTTATCTGGTCAATTAAAAGAAAAAGCCCCTGAAACCAAGGTACTTGCATTCCCTGCCATTAATGAGCAAGGGGAAGCGTTAGTACCTGAACTTCATCCCATTGATAAGCTGTTGGAAACCAAAGCAATACTGGGTGATTATTTTTGGTCTGCCATGTATCAACAATCACCGAAGCCGGGCGACGGTCAAATCTTCCATGAAGAGTTTGTCCGCTATTACTTACCTAAAGACCTACCTGAAAAATTCGATAAGGTTATTCATAGTTGGGATATGACCTTTAAAGACAGCGACGGTACCGACTATGTAGTGGGGCAGGTTTGGGGCAAGAAAGATGCCAATGCCTATTTGCTCTATCAAATCCGAAAGCGCATGAGCTTTACTCAAACTAAGGATGCCGTGAAGCTCTTAGCAGAAAAATTCCCTGAAGGGCGCCGTAAGCTGGTGGAAGACAAAGCCAATGGCCCTGCAGTTATCGACTCGCTTAAATCAACGGTATCAGGGCTAATCCCCGTCGAGCCTGACGGCAGTAAAATCGCCCGTGCTCACGCCTGCACCGCTGAGTGGGAGGCGGGCAACGTGTGGTTACCGCACAAAGATATTGCACCATGGATAGTGGAAACCGTAGAGGAAATTACCACGTTCCCATTCGCTGGCCATGACGATACGGTGGATGCGATGACTCAGGCGCTACGTGATTTATACCAGAAGAAAAAAGGCGGTTTCTTCACAACCAAGAGGTAATTCTATGTGGCCGTTTAAAAGGCGAAAAATTGCAGAGCAGATTGCACCGCCCAAGCGGTCAGCATTTACCACGGATTTGTACCCTGCATTAGCGAAAGAGAATGGGTTTAACGGGTTAGTTCTACCGCAGCCGATGATTAAAGGTGTAGGGATGGACAGTATTGATACTTCCGTTCCTTCATTCAAAGGCGAGCAAGTTTATGGTGTGCCTGAATCGCAAGCGGCTTGGTATGCCTCACAAATGTTTATTGGTAACAACATGTGCGCCATCATTGCGAAACATTGGCTGGTGGATAAAGCCTGTAATATGCCTGCCCGTGATGCTATTCGCCAAGGGTATGATATTGATTGCGATAATGACGATGATAGTGCTATCAGCAAGAAGCTACGCAAACGTGATAAAAAGTACCGCATACAGCATCACTTGAAAGAGCTTATTCACTTTGGGCGAGTGTATGGCGGTCGATTGGCATTGTTTGTGGTGGAAACCTCAAATCCGAAAGAATGGTATGAAAACCCGTTCAATCTCGATGGTGTGACCAAAGGAATGTACAAGGGGATCAAGCAAATTGACCCACAATGGGTAACGCCTGATTTAACTGATTCCAATATCCAAGACCCTGCCAGCATGGATTTTTACGACCCAACCTATTATGTGATTGCGGGGCGCAAATACCATAAATCGCACTTTATTAAGTTTGTCCCGTTCCCTGTGCCTAACGTGCTAAAGCCGCTTTATAACTACTTCGGTGTATCAGTGCCAGAGCGTATTTATGAGCGGGTCTATGCTTCAGAACGTACAGCTAATGAAGCGCCACAACTGGCGATGACCAAACGGTTATTAACTATTGGTATGGCTGACCCTGAAGGTGCAGATAAGAACACTATTCAGGAAAACATGCTTTATTTTATGGAGATGCGTGATAACTACGGCGTGCAGGTGATGGGGAAAGAGGACGTTGCACAGCAATTCGACACCTCGCTAGCGGATTTAGATGCCACCATTATGACGCAGTATCAGTTAGTCGCAGCGGCGGCAAACGTGCCTGCAACTAAGTTACTGGGTACAACACCAAAGGGATTTAATGCCACCGGTGAATATGAAGAGTCGAACTACCGTGAAGAGCTAGAAAGCGTCCAATCAAACGACTTAGAAGAACTCTTGCAGCGTCATTACGACATGTTGATGCGTAGCGAAGAGCTACCGCTGACTGAAATATCGGTTACGTGGGCGCCACTCGATAGCCCAACGGCGGCAGAGAGTGCCGATATTGAGTTGAAGTCTGCTCAAACGGATTCAACTCTAGCGGCTGCAGGCGCGATTGATGGGTTGGATATCCGTAAAAAACTGGCGGCTGATAAAGAGTCGAGCTATTACGGCATTGATGTAAACGAGAGTGACTATGTCGAGACGAATACGAGTCCGAACGAAAAAGGCGAAGTGGGCAACCTCCCGCCAAGTGGTATTGAAGGGCAAGCCCCTGCAGTATTCAGCGGCGCCATCTAGCCGTTATCAACGTGACATGTCACGGTTAATCAGCTCAATGATTAAAGACTATGAAAACGTATTTAGTGAATTGAAGGAGGATTTTAACGGCGCCACGATGGATGCCAGCATTGCGAGTCAAACACGCATTTGGCTCAACCGGTTAAAACGCAAGTGGGATAAAATCTTTAATACGCAGTCTAGCGCCATGGCCGATAAGTTTGTTTCCCAAGTCGATATCGGTGCGCAGCGTAATTTAGATGATTCCCTTAAACAGCTTTCAGGTGGTATTAGCATCAAAACCGCTACGATGCCAGAAGCGTTAAAAGACCGAATGATAGCCGCCACGGCTGAAAATGTTTCCCTGATTAAATCCATTCCTAGCCAATTTCATCAACGTATCGAAAGTGCCGCCCTACGCTCTATCTCACAAGGGGGCGAGGGTGCGAAAACCTTATTAGATGAAATCAGGCACACTGGCAGCGTCACAGAAAGCCGAGCGAATTTTATCGCCGTTGACCAAACGCGAAAAATCACGACTGCGGCAAACTATGAGCGCATGAAATCAGCGGGTATTCGTAAAGCCATCTGGCACCACTCAGGGGGAGGCGCGGAGCCGAGAGAGTGGCACCTGCAGCTAGACGGTGAAGTGTTTGATTTAGACAACCCGCCAATTATTGACCCAAAAACAGGTGAACATGGATTGCCTGGTCAATTACCTAACTGCAAATGCTTTTGGACGCCCGTAATCGATTTTAGTGGGGAAGAAAGCGGCGAGGAGACATGACAAAACGAACCTATGACAATAACGGCTGGCTCGAAGTGACAGACAACCCCATCTCTAAAGTTGGGGTTTTTGATTATTTGGGGGCAGAAATTGGTGCTCCGGAGCCAGATAAAATCTATCGCGTATTGCGCCCTCCAGAAGAACTGGCCAGTGAAGAGACCATCAACTCTTTCAAACTCACCCCATTCATCATTGAACATGAAATGTTAGGCAAGCACGCGACCCCAGCAGAGAAAAAAGGCATTCAAGGGGTGATTGGTGAGAATGTCTATTTTGACCCGCCGTATCTTAGAGCCAATATCAAAATCTTTTCAGATGTGGCGCTTAGCAATATCGACAGCGGCAAAATCGACCTTTCACCGGGTTATCGCAGTAAATATGAATTCACCTCAGGCATTTATGAAGGCCAACACTATGACGCCATTCAGCGTCATCTACGTGGCAATCACCTCGCATTAGTCGATGAAGGGCGAACCGGCCCTGACGTCGCTGTGCAAGATCACCTCGTTATCACTATCGACACAAAGGAACTTATTCGCATGAACGAAGAAGAAAACAAAGAGAAGCAAACCGCTGATGAAGGTGCGTTTACAGCGGAGCAAGTTACTGCGCTGAAAACCATCATTGCAGAAGTAATCTCTCAAACTAAATCATCAACTGATGAAGAGCCGGAAGAAGAAAAGAAAGCCACTGATGCCGATCCCGAAGAAGAGCAAAAAGCTGAAGAAGCTGTAGCCGCCGCCGAAGTCGCAGCGGAAGAAGCCACAACGGGTACACCTGAAGCCGTAGAAGCTGCCGAAGTTGCGATTGAAACCGCTGTTGAAGCTATCGAAGAAGCCAAAGAGCATCTCGACCAAGCGACCACGGATAGCTTAAATCGCCGACTCAAACGCTTGAAAAACGGCATCGGCACAATGGATGAGATTGCATCTTTAAAGCGCAAAATTAAGCGTTTGGAAGCGTCAAAACCAACCATGGATACTGGCGTGCTGTTAAAGCAAATCGGCGAGCGTGATTCATTAGCGCATAAGTTGACCTCGTTCCTTGGCGTGTTCGACCATGCAGCGATGACTAAGCAGCAAGTGGCGGAGTATGGCGTTGATAAGCTCGGCATTCAATGTGGCAAGGGAAATGAAGCCATTGCACTCGATGCGTGGATGCAAGGGCGTGTGCCAGATTCACAGAAAGCCACGGTGACGATGGACTCTGCGGTTAGCAATCAATCAATTATGGATAAATGGGGAGCGAAATAATGGCAATTCCTAAATCAGTGGCGCATGGCTTAACGTCTGGCGTAGTCGGTGAAATCAGCCATGCAGGACCCATTCGAGCAGTAGCGGCGATCCTCAGCTCAGAAGATGAGAAGAAAAACATTTTCGGTCGAGCTTACACCTACAAAGATGATTCGGTGGAGTCTGTGCAAGTGGGCGGCAAGGGTGCGTTCGCGGGGATCATGATTAACCCGAAAGCGTATCGTGTTGAAGTCAACTATGCACGCAATGGTACTCAAGGTGAATTTTTGGCGATGGGCGAGGTGTATGTTGAGTTAAGTGATGACGAAGGCAAAATCAATGATCCCGTCGTGTTCAGCGAAACGGACGGTTCGTTATCGGCTAAAGGTACGGTAGGTACAGGTGAGCGCGTGATTGGCTTTGTCAGTCGTCACTTATCATCAACTGACACACCGCATTTAAGCGTTATTCGCTTAACCGAAATTCCATACCCAGCGGCAGTAAAGGAAGGTGAATAATGCCAGTTAGCAAGCAAAAGTTTTATATGTCCGGCCGCGATATTCGCAAGCATGGTCAACTTAATATCCAACCTAACCAACAGTGGACGTATCGCGAACTTGAGCAAATTGGTTTTGGTGGTTTGGCATCGATGGACTCCGCGATCACGGGCTCAGCCATGCAAGGTGGGTTAATTCAGCGTGAAATGTTGCAACACGTTCTTCCTGGTCTCATTCGCACCGCAACTCGTGTTCGTGTGTTGGATGAAATCACCGGTGTATTGAATGCGGGTGAATGGCACGATGAGGAAATCATTCTGAACGTGGCAACACCAACCGGTAAGGCTGAACTTTACGGCGACCATACCAATGTGCCGTTAGCGTCTTACATTCAAGACCAAGAACGCCGCGGTATCGTGCGTTTTGAACAAGGTTTTCAAGTCGGCAAGTTAGAGGAAGCGCGCCAATCTGCAGCTGGGTTTGAAGCCGCTGCGGAAAAACGTAATTCAGCGACTGAATCTTTAGAACAAGGACGTGAGCGGATTGGTTACTATGGGTTTAATAGCCCTGAAACACGTGTATTTGGCTTGATGAATGAACCGAATCTACCGGCTTATGAAACCGCATCGAAAAAATGGAAGGGCGGCACGTTTGCCGATATCACCCAAGATATTACCGATATGTTCTCGCGCATTGAAATGAGTTCAGGTGGGATTATCAAAGACGATATCGCGATCACATTGACGTTACCGCTGGGCTACCGTTCAACGCTCAATGTCGCTAATCCTGTGGCGCGTGGTGAAACGGTGTATCAATGGGTAAAAGAGAACTATCCAAACCTGCGCTTTGTGTTCTCACCTGAATTTGTCGGGGCAAATGGTGGTGCGGATGTGGCGTATATGTTCGCAGATACCATCGATGATGGTTCAACCGCAACCAGCGCGACCATCTTACAAGTGGTACCCGTTAAATACCAATTACTGGGCTCGCAAGCGCAAATCAAAGGGTATTTAGAGGATGCGACCAACGCAACCGCGGGTGTCTTTGTCACGCGCCCTTGGGCTATCACCCGCCTAACTGGCATTTAACCTGACCACTTCCTTTTTTACGCCCTCAAATGAGGGCTTTTTTATTGGAGAAAACCATGTCTCTCTATGTCTATTGCACGTTATCGAATGACCAAAACTACTCAGTCACCGATGGGAAAGTGTTTATTGTGGGTCAAGCCAATATCATGACCAAGCATATGTATACCCCGCGAGGGCGTGTCACGGAAATCAGCGACGAACAATATGCTCAACTTAAAGATAACCATGTATTTCAACTGCATAAAGAAAACGGGTTTATCAGCGTTGAAAATCGCAAAGAAGATCCTGAAAAAGTGGCCACCAATATGGAAGCCAGCGATAAGTCAGCGCCGGATACCGTGGAATCATTGGAAGCAGAAAAACAAGCAGTCCCGAAAACCAACAAAAAGGGTAAATAATGATGGAGGCGAGCACATTTCCCCTAACGTCATTTCGTGTGCTCTATCCATCGTTTAATGGTGTGAGTGATGATGACATTTATATTATTGCTCAATCTGCCTTAAATTACTTTTCTCCCTGCAGGGGCGTATGTACTAACGAACTGTGGATGTTGGTTGTTGCTCATATGCTATCACTGCGAAAGTGGATTGCGGATGATGAATCCCCAACTGGTGTTGTGACTAGTGTGACCATCGATAAAGTCAGCGTGTCATTCTCTGCGCCCCCTGCGGGTTCTGATTGGTCACACTGGTTCAAAATGACCACCTATGGCCAACAGTTCTTAGCACTGATAAAACGCTGTAGTGTGCCGCAATACATCGGTGGGGCTGGTGAACGCTCGGCATTTCGCGGTGTGGGTGGGCGATTTACGCGCGGGGGTCGATTACGTTAATGACCAAATTAGCGCAGTTAAAAGCGGTTTACGATGAGTTAGCCAAGAAACAACTGAAAGTGGGTTTCTTTGAGCATTCGAAATACCCTAATGGTACACCCATTGCCTATATCGCAGCCATTCAAGAGTTGGGTTATCCCTCCGGTGGCATTCCTCCCCGTTCGTTTTTTCGCCCGACGATGAGCGATAAAAAAACAGAGTACGGCCAGTTAATTTTCCGTGTGGTCAAAGCGGCGGCCGCTGGCAATATCTCTGTTACCGATGGGCTAACCCAAGTCGGTGCAAAAGCGGCTGGGGATGTGAAACTGGCCATTAAAGCGGTAACCACACCTGCGTTAGACGATTCAACGGTAAAAGCCAGAGCGCGGCGTCATAGCAAAGGGAAATCCACCGATAAGCCCTTAGTCGACACAGGGCAGATGTTACAGGCCGTCAGTTTTACCGTGGAGGATAAGTAATGTTCGGAAATTTACACCGTATCGCTTCCCGCTATATTCCTCAGCAAACAGCCCAGTGGTTTCGTTTTAAAGGCCGAACGCCCGATGAGCGAGGGCATGACCAAAACCAATATTATGAACCGGTTGATATTCGCGGGAGCTGGCAAGCGGTCGATACTCAAGATGCACAATCAATGGGCTTTGATTCAAACCAAGTTTATCGCCGTTTTTATACCTCCCATGATATCAAAGGCATTCAGCGTGGTACTTCACCAGATTATCTTGTTGTTAATGGCAAGAAATACGATGTGATGGGGGATGCGGATTGGTACGAGCAGGACGGCTGGAAATCGGTGATTTGCATCGAGGTAGGGGCCTATGACGGATAATGACGTTGATATTGCCATTCGCAAACAGTTATTACGGCAGCTGGTCGAAGTCGGTATTGATATCCCTGTGAAAGCGGGTTTTCAATCCACTAAACAAGGCCGTGAAGATAATATGGTGATGTTCTTTTCCATCAATGAAAGTGGGCATGGTTGGCAAGGTCGCAATTACAATGTCCAAGGCAACGATGCCAATCACCAAGAAAACCAATTATCGGAGAAAACGTACCAAGTTCAGGCATTCATTACCCAATTAGGTCCATATACCGCCAATGATATTACCGCCATTGCTCGAATGGTTGTCAATTCACTGCCTTTTGTGACCACTCTGAGAAAGCAAGGTATTGGTGTGCAACGGGCAACATCCGTTCGCCAGCCTTACTTTGTGAACGACTATGGTGACTACGAACAAAACCCCTCGTTTGATTTTAATGTGACGTTTAAACGCTCTCTTTTCCCTGATACAGCGGCCATAAGCGCGCTCTATCCTGATATCCACCGCATATAAGGTTTTATTATGCCAATTAAACAAACTCGATACGTTGATATCGCATCGGCGGTTATTGGCGCGTCCGCTGTTCCGATGCGTAAATTAACCGGCCGCTTATTTTCCACTAACCCCAAAATTCCCGCAGGTAAAGTTTTAGAGTTTGCCAGTGGTCAAATAGATGATTTGCTGGGTGTTGATTCTCCCGAGGCCCACTTTGCACGACAATATTTTAGCTATGTCAGCCCTGCACCGGTGAGTAAGCCGAAGGAATTACAAATTGCGTCTTATGAGCCCGTCGGGCGAGCGCCTACGCTATTTGGGACAAAAGCCGCCGCATTAGCAGATTTAAAAATCATTGCGGATGGGACGCTATCAGTCACGATTGGTACCGTCACTAAAAGCTACAAAGACATTGATTTGTCCGAAGCGAAGTCTTATGCGGATATTGCGTCCACCATTCAAGCAAAACTCAATGCAGAAAGAGAACCGCAATTTTCCAGTAGCTACTTGACGTTTAATTCACTCGACAGCGCCTTTGAGCTGAGTGGCGGTGTGCAAGAACGCGCATCCATTAGTGTTGAATATTCGGTGCTGGCGAATGCCATGGGGCTGTCTTCCGGTACTGCATCTGAAGGTAACCCCGCACAAACGCCGCTGGAAGCCTTTATGGTTGCCGAGCAAGTCTCCGATTCATTCGGCAGTGCGACATTCTTGGATGAGTTGACGCTAGAGCAAGCGGTGCCATTGGCGCAGTATGTGTCGGGTGAGAATGTCAAATACCAGTTGCACATTAGTGTTAGCGAAAAGCAGGTTGAAGATTTTAGCGCAGCATTGATGGGAACCGCTTCCGTGGGGTTAAACCTCAAAACGGATACTAACTATTTTATTCAAACCTTACCCATGGCCGTTATGGCGGCGACGGATTATGACCGCACGAATGCCACGACAAACTACATGTTTCGCCAGTTAGGTGTGACGTTCCCTGCGCAAGTGACCACAGATAAAGCGGCTGACCGATTCGATAAGCTGCGCGTGAACTATTACGGTGAAACCGCGATAGCCGGCTCGCAAATCCGTTTCTATCAACGGGGCTTCTTGTGCGGTGGTGCGTCTAATCCGCTGGATATGAGCGTGCACGCTAATGAACAATGGCTAAAAGCCTATATTGCTCAGCAATGGTTTAACGTGTTGTTGGCCACACGTGGTGTTCCCGCGAATAAAGACGGTGAAGCGCGTGCGTTGATGGTCATTGCCGGTGCGGTCACCAAAGCGATTAATAACGGCACGATTTTAGCCGGTAAAACGCTGAGTGACGTGCAAAAGCTTGCTATTGCGGATGCGTCTGGCGATGACCTTGCTTGGTATGACGTACAGGATAAAGGCTATTGGTATAACGCGCAGATTGTTGAAAACACGGGTGAAAGCGACTTGCCTGAGTATGTCATGAAATACGTGCTGATTTACGGCAAAGGCGATTGGGTTCGCAAAGTCGAAGGCTCACATAATTTAGTCTAGGAGTAGAACATGCATGATGTATCTGCAACCGGCTTGAGTTTTACCATTCAAGCCAGCAAAACCTTTCCCACTGGGATTTTAATTACCGCCTTTGCTGACGATGCTGATCCACTGGATTTACCGGCTGTCGATATTGCACAAACGGGTATGGATATTAACGGTAACTTGGTGAGTTGGTCTACACCAACACCACAAACCGTCACGATTAACGTATTGGCCGGTAGCGAAGAAGATCAAAACTTGTCTATTTTGCTCGAGGCAAATACCGCGAAAAAAGGGCGCCGACACGCAGGGGATATTATTACTTTTGTTGCGTCTTATGGCGATGGCTCAACGGTCACGGCGCGCAATGGCAAAATCACCAATGGTAGTCGTGGCAACTCAGCCGCCTCTGCGGGGCGTTTGAAATCTAAAGCCTATACCTTTGTGTTTCAGGATTTCGACAGTACGCGTATCCGTTAATTTATTTCAATTTCTGGCGGGGTTTCCCGCCTTTTTTATTGGTGTTTACCATGATGATTAAACCTAAAGAAGTCGCTATCAAAGACGTTGATGGTGTTGAAAAACTATTCATTATTAGTCGCCTACCCGCCACAGTCGGGCGTGAAATCCTAGCCAAATACCCGTTATCTAACGCCCCCAAAATTGGTGACTATGAGGTCAGCAAAGAGGCCATGCTCAAAATGATGGCCTATGTGTGTGTCACTATCGACGGTGAAGAAATCCCCCTTAAAACACAAACACTTATTGATAACCATGTGCCTGATGGCGAATCGTTGATCCGCTTAGAGTTGGAAATGTTGAAATATAACACCAGTTTTTTCGGCAACGACGGGAGCCAAGGTTTCCTCCACTTCCTGCTCAGCAAGGTAAGCGGTTCACTCCCGTCGATTATAAAAACGCTGATGGGTTCTTTGCCGTCATCGTCAGCGAACGCCTCGCCACCTTCACCGAACTCAAAACCTCAATAGATTTAGAAGAAGCAATGGACCTATGGGAAATTGCCATTACTAACCGTTATAACGAAGCCCTTGCGGCTTCAAAGGATCGCTAATGTCATTAATAGATACCTTTGTGCAGGTCTTTGAGTTTGATACAAGGCAAGCGGATGGGGCATTTAAAAAGGTGCAACGTTCGACCGATGACATTATTGATGGCATGAAACAAACCCAACAAGCGGCGCAGCAAAGTTCACTGACCATCAGGAGTGTAATGACAGAGCTTTGGCAATCACTGCAGGGGCTGTCGACCGAACATGCCATTCAGTTTACAATCAATGCCAGCGAGGTTAGTGCTGAGACAAGCCACATCGTGGATAGGTTAGATGCGGTGAGCTCATCATTAAGCGCATTGGATGAGCAACGGCAAAATACAGACACAGCTTGGGTCTTTGCGGGGGATACGCTAGGGGAGTGGGGGCAATCACTGCAAGCTGAAATCAGCCAACTGAAAAATGATCTCGGCTCGTTATCGGTGGGTGACCAAAAAAACGCATTAGAACAGGTAAAAGGCTCAGTCAGTGAGTATGTTAACGAGCTGCAAAAAATCCCGACCACTACTGCCGATGGCGCCGCAGAAATTGAACGTGTGATGGCAGACTTACGCCAATCGGTGCAAGGCTTATCGATTGAACATTCGATTGATTTCGTTACTAATGCAGATGAGGTTATTGCCCAAACTGGCTCGGTTAAAACACAATTAGAGACAGTAACAGATTCGATGGCTAACCTTGAGGCGCAGCGGTCAATATCTGACGCAGGCATGCAATCCACTCAGGTTGTTTTGGGCGAGCTCGATGCAAACTACTGGGCACTACAGCAAAATGTTATTCAACTTAATCAAGGTGTCACCGACCTCGCGTTAGCCGAACACCAAGGTATCACCGCGAAGCAACTGTCCAACGCCATTATTCAAGCACTGCAAGGTAATTACAGCGAGCTAATTCGCCTTGTGGACACGATGAAAGTGAAAGGAATTGAAGCGGCGACCAGTGAAATTAAAGCACAGCAATCCGTGCAAAAAGCCCTTGAGAATACCGAAACCAAATATCAGCAAGCGGGTAATACGGTTATGTCGTTTGCCAAAAAGGCATTAGGGACGGTTGGTTTACTGATGGGGGCTACCGCCTTGGTGGGAGAATCGATTTCACGTTCGACTGAAATTGAAGCCCTCGATAAGTTAGGTAAAAAAATCAATGTAGCCACAGCCGATGTAGACGCATTCGCGGGTTCAATGGCTGAACTGGGCGGCACGCGTGATGCGGCCCAAGCAGATTTATCGGCGATGGCCAAATCGTTTGGCTTGGCTAAAAACTCCATGGAAAAAGTACTTCAGACTGCAGATAAAGTGCAGGGTATGAAGTTTGATAAAGCCAAGGCAACGCTTGCGGGACTGGGCGTAACAGATGATAAAACCGTCGAGCTGATGATGAAAGGTCGCAAAGAACTCGAGCGCATGATGGGTATTCAAAAAGAGTACTCAGGCATCAACAAAGAGAGTATTGAACAATCCATCAAATTCAACAAAGCCATGCAAGGCTTTAAGCAATCATCAGGTTTACTGAAAAACAGCTTCTTAGAAATGGTGATCCCGATTTTAACTAAAGGGTTAGAGTGGATTAACCGCTTTGTGAGCTTTTGCAAAGAAAACAAATCGCTCATTGTGGGGTTCTTTATTGCGATAGGTTCGGCTATTGCGGTGTTTTATGTGCCTGCTCTGTTATCGGCAGCGGCAGCGACCTTGGCAGCAACATGGCCCATCTCGGCGATTATCGCGGTTATTGCCTTACTGGCTGCGGCGTTTGCCTTAGTTTATGACGATATCATGAATTTTATCGACGGCAACGATTCGATGATAGGGCGTATTTTGGATCAATACCCCGAACTTAAGGCGGTCATTATTGCGTTGTGGGAAGCGTTTAAAGCCTTCTTTTATTTTGTCATGGCTTTATCTCAAGTTGTCGCCGATGTGGCGGTGGCTGCTTTTAACTTTATTGTTGATGGTGGCAAGCAGTTATGGGCATGGCTCACGGACTTTATTCGCGATTTAGCGGGTTGGGGCAAGCAATTTGAAGGGGTCTTTACGGTGGCTTCTGATGCCGTTGTAGGGATTTTTAAGTGGTTATGGGCGCAAATCAAACAGTATTTAAGTTGGATTAATGACGGCTTAGAAGCGATTAAAAATGGCTGGAGCACGGTCAAAGGGTGGTTTGGTTTTGAGGATGCACAAGTGACTCAAACGGTTGAACGCAAAATCACGACTGACGGCACGATAGAGCACCAAATCCCCGAACAGCCCAAGTTATCTGGAGAAGATACTGCGTTGTTAGTGAAAGGGCTGAGCCAACAAATTAACGGTATGTCGGCTAATCCAATTAACCCGATGACCAGCCAAGCTATCAGTAATCAATCCAGTACCACCAATGAAACTAACTTGTCGATTGGTGAAATCAAAGTGGAAACCCAAGCGACGGACGCGCAAGGAATGGCGAATGGCACGAAAGATGCGTTGCAATCCCAGCTACAAGATTTAGCCCATCAAACCAGTTCGGGGGTAAGCAAATGATCACCGAGGTGAAAATCTTCAATGTCGATAACTTTTCGACGTTATTTGAAACGGCCAATCCGATTCAAATTAACGTCCGTGACGAACACAAAGCAACACAATTTACCGTTGAGTCGGGGGAAACACGCAGTGACCATGTGGTAGTTCAGCCCGTTGAAATTGGTATGGATTTAATTTTAGCCGGCGAAATGAAAAGTGCCTTTGAAACCCTGCAACAAGCCTATGATAAACACCAGTTAGTGGGTATTCAAACTCGGGTGAAAACCTACCAGCCGATGCTGTTAGTGAATCTCTATCACGATGAAATTCCAGAGATGGCCGATGCGATTAAACTCTCGCTGCGCTTTACGGAGTGGCGAACGGTTGAGCCTGAATATGGCGACCTGCCGCCCCGTAAGGTGGCAAAAAAAGAGCAATCGAGCACGGTGAATCGCGGGAAAGTGCAAACATCCACGGTACCGGACAAAAAGAAAAAATCGGCAGCAACCAAAATTGCTGACGGTGAATTTACGTTAGGGTGGTGACCCATGCAAGAGATCCCTTTAAATACCGTACCTAATCAACGTTTGCGCGTGAGCCTTGGCGGTGACGAGTGGGAGCTGACGATTAAAGTGGCGCGAACAACAATGTGTTGTGATATCAAGCGCAATGATGTGGTTCTATTGCAAGGCATTCGTGTGATGCCCAATCAACCGCTGATCCCCTACCGATATTTATCGGGTAACGGTAATTTTGCCTTTATCACTGAAAATGATGAATATCCGTGGTGGGCGCAGTTTGGCCAATCACACAGTCTTGTTTGGTGGGGGGATGATGATTGATTTACGCCGCATACGATTAGGGATTGAAGTTAATGGTCGGCTGCAATGGTATGAGGGGCTGCGAATTCGTGCTAACGGCACTAAATATGCCAATCCCCTGCAAAATGAATGCACGGTGAATATCGATGGCCTCAATGCGACAACACGCAATATGTTGCTGACCGAAACCAGCCCTTATACCCAAGCGAAGAAACCGCACCGTTTAATTGTTGAAGCCGGCCGTGTTAGCACCGGTATTTTTCGCATTTATGTGGGGGATATTGTTAGCGCAGAAATCGCCTCACCGCCCGATGTAACGCTGACCTTAAAAGCAAAAACCAACAATACAAACGCCCGAGATATTGTTTCTTCATCGGGTAGTGCCATAAGTAAAATGAGCGAGCTGGCTAAGAACATAGCACAGGATTGCGGGGTTAAATTGGACTTTCAAGCCACTGATAAAAATATTGCCAATTGGTATTTTTGTGGGCCAGCACTCAAGCAAGTGGAACGGCTGCAAGATGCGGGCAATGTGAAGGCGTTTATCGACGACGATATGTTATATGTGAAAGACCAGGATAAAGCGTTAAGTGGCCGCTTGCGAATTCTTAACCAAAAATCGGGCATGGTAGGGATACCGAAAGCCACGGAAAAAGGTGTCGATGTCACTTATTTAATTGATAGCGAGTCGTCATTAGGCGGCATGTTACGCCTTGAAAGCAAGTTTAATCCTGCCTTAAATGGCGACTACATTATTGAGCAACTTAAGTTCGACATTGCTTCTCACGACGACCCTTTCTTTTACCAAGCGACCTGCAAACGAATAGGTCGTTAGTTTTATTTATCATGACGCTTGTTTAGAACTAGTTTTTTAATAAGTAACGTTATGATGATAATTAGAGTAATAGGAATAGAGAATAAAAACAGCGCTAAATCATAGATGGCTAATAACCCTGTTTTTCCTGGTGTGTCTAAAAAGAATCCACGATGCCAGAATTCACGTGAGGTAAACTTTAAAAAGAAATACTCAACAGCCCATTTAGATATAGGGTAGAAGACGATCCCATAAAAAATGGCCACTAATAGAATATTTTTGTTGTTAAATTCACTATTCCAAGAAGGATATAACAGTAGTCCTCCATAGAGCCATCCCCAACACATATTTTGAATATAATATTTTTTATTCATTGAATTTTCTCTTTTTCTTACTTCTTTAATTATATTATCAGATTGCATTTGAGAATGTGAATTAATATCAATTATTAATGATCTACATGCCGTGACAATGCTTATAGAGATTTTCTAATCATGAACCAACCCAACAATGATATTGCTAGCGAAGGCAGCTTGGCAGGGCAGTTTATGGCTGCGTTTCGTAGCCTATTGATGAATATTGACGACATGCTCCCAGCAACTGTGGTGAGCTATGACGATAAAACTAACCGCGCGGTGATTAAGCCGCTCGTCATGATGGTATCAACACAAGGGCAAAAATTCGGGCGAGCGGCAGTGCCGAATATTCCCGTTTTTCGTTTTGGCGGCGGTGGCTTTTTTATTCGTATGCCAATTAAACCAGGAGACTTTGGTTGGCTAAAAGCCAATGACCGCGATATCAGCTTAATCTTTCAGCGTGGCGGTTTGGAAGATGAACCGAATACGGCTCGTTTACATACCTTTAGCGATGCCATGTTCTTTCCTGACACGCTTAAAGGCTGGTTAATTGATGGAAAAAATACGGAGGCCTTGGTTATCCAATCCATGGATGGCTCCGTGTGTTTGTCACTGCATGAGGGTAAAGCGGTTTTAGATTCGCCCGTTCTTGAAGTCAATGTGCTTGAAACCACCTTTAACGGCAATGTTACGGTGAATGGTAATCAGGCCGTAAACGGTAACAGTGATTCAAACGGGGGCACAATGAAACACAACGGTAAAGATATCGGCTCAACCCATAAACATAGTGGTATTCAAAGCGGTAATAGCAATTCAGGAGTTCCAATATGACACTCATAGTAAGAAACATCACAGAATTAGATGATGTTATCAGCACGCTGATTATAGATGGCTATTCAGATTCAGAAATACAGGAGCTAACAAAACAGTTTAATAACGATATGAGCGAGATAAAAAGCATTGACTATCTCATCAGTTGTAAGCGTTTAGAAATGTCCCAGTGCTTAAGTCAGGAATGGATTGTTAGCAGATTAAAGCGCCTTGCGGAAGGACAGGATGCAGTAGCTGCGGTTGAGGCACTGAAAACTTTGTCAGGAATGTCAGGAAGATAATAATTAGTCAAGACCGAGTTTTTCACTCAATATCTTATTGAATAATTTACCTGCAACAGTTTTAACAAATGCAAAAGGCGCATCAGTTAGTTCTTGTTTTATTTTTTCAAGTACAGGTTTTTGGTTAAGTGCATTGGCGAAATCAATACCGCTTTGAGTGAGTCGGATTGGAACTGAGTATTTTATTACATCACCATTTAATCCAAAGGAAAGCCCAACATCTGAGGGATTATTGCATATTAGATTTTTATTACTGATAAGACCATTTTCGACAATTAAAAGAAAATGGAATAGGAACTCCTCATCAATGATACCTGAATCAGTGCAGGCGATAACGTCATCAATCGTTAAAAACGTTCTGTCGCTTTCCAGAAAAACGCCAAGTAATTCTTTAATCATGTCGTAGTTCGGTTTCATGAGTAATCCATTTTTCTTTTATTAAGTGTTGTAAGTTAGCAAAAATATCAGGATAAACAAAATGAGTATCAACATATTAGTAGGCTGTGATCACAGTATCATACCAGGGGAATACCCATATGATGACTTTTGATGTAAACGACAATAACGATATCCATTTGGGTAACAGTGGCAATTTAGCCCTCGTGAGTGGTGAATGGGCATCGAAAAATCGCTGTGAACATTACGTCAAAGCGATACGCGGTGAAATGTTGCATAAGCTCGATATGGGGATTCCCTACTGGAAAACCACCTTTGAACGACAGGCGGATATTCCGTTGTTTGAAGCGGCATTCCGTGACCGGCTACGTGAGCTGGATGATGTGATATCGGTGGTGTCATTTTCGGCATTAATCGCGGATAACTCGCTGAACTATACCGCGGTGATCCAAACCATTTACGGGGAGATAACGCTCAATGGCTGATTATCAATATCTCACTTCACAGGGTGTGATTGTGCCGGATACCAGCACCTTACGTGATGATGTCGAAAACGAATTTAGAAGCGTGTTTGGTCAACAACTGGATGTTAACCCAGAAACCCCGCAAGGCGCATTGATCACCATGGAGGTCGAAAATCGGGACGCCGTTGTGCGTAACAATGCGGAACTGGCCAATCAAATTAACCCTGATTTAGCCGGTGGCATTTTCCTTGATGCGATATGGGCCTTAATGGGTGGGCAACGTTTTGATGCAACTCACTCCTTTTTATCTCAGGTGAGATTCACCGGTATTGCCGACACCATTATTCCGAAAGGGTCGCAAGCCGCCACGCTGAATGGTGACTTATTCGAAACCACGAAGACCTTAATTATTGGTAAAGGTGGTTCAGTGACGGGGGATATGCGATCCATTGAAACCGGTGCAATTGAATGTGGTGTGGGGCAACTTAATAAAGTGGCCAGTTCAGTATTAGGCTGGGAAACCGTCCATAATCCGAGTAATGCGGTATTGGGGCGTGATGCAGAATCAGACTTACAAGCAAGGCGGCGACGTAAGCAGACGTTAGCCAAAAACACGGTGAGTGTGGGGGAGGCGATTACCTCTGCATTGTATGAATTGGAAGGGGTACGTTCGTTGTCGTATCGAGAAAACTACACGGACCAACCAATGATTTTTGATGGGATCACGTTAGTTCCCCATAGCATTTATGTGTGTGTTGAAGGGGGTGATAAAGAGGCTATAGCACGTTCGTTACTACGTACTAAAACCCTTGGCGCCGCCTTTAACGGTCGTGAAGAGGTTGAGGTATTGGAAACTATCAGCGGTCAAATTTATCCCGTTAAATTCGATAGGGCGAAAGAAATTGTGTTGTTCTGCCGAGTAACAGTGAAAAAAGCCACCGTCGATGCACAAACCATTATTCCCGCCGCGGTTGAGTCATGGGCAAATGGGGATATCGATGGTGAGGGCGGTTTAGTGGTGGGGCGTGATGTATCACCTTTCGAAATATCAGCCGGTATCAATGCTGTTGAGCCTCGTTTATTTATTACACGTGTCGAGCTTTCAATCGATGGCAAAGCCTGGTCATCAAATAACTATGAAATCAAAATGAATGAGGTGGCAAGGCTCAAACGCAGTGCGGTACAGGTGGTGCTGGTATGAGCAAAACTCAATCCTTTGATTTTCACTCTGATTTATTAAAAGCGATCCTTTGGCAATATGAAGATGCGGCAAACCTCAAGACGTTAGCTAAATACAAAGCAGACTATTTTGAACAATCCACCGTCCAGTTTTGGCGTGACTGGTATCGTGATGTGTTTAATATCGATACTGCGAACGAGTTTGGGCTGAATATTTGGGCGCGCATACTCGATGTGCCGTTGGGGATTGATGTACCCCCGAGCGATAAAACGAAAATCGGCTTTGGCTTTGGTAAAAAGAATGCCAATTTCAAAGGCAACTTTCGGCGTAATGCCGATTACACTCTATCGCTGACAGTCGACCAAAAACGTCTCATCGTGCGTATGCGCTATTTCAATCTTACGCAAAGCCCAACGGTCACCAATATTAACGAATTTCTTAAACGCTTCTTTTGGCAAGCTGACAGCAAGGTATTCGTGCTTGATCCGCTCGATATGACTTATCTGTATTACGTGTTTAATTTCAACCCGGACGAACGTTTACGGGTTCTTCTTGAAAACTTTGATCTTATGTCTCGCCCATCGGGTGTGGGTGTCAAATACCGTATCGTGACAAAGAAAGCCTTTGGTCACGGCCAACATCGTAAAAACTTCCTTAGCAGTAATTTCGGAGCCTAAAACTCATGACAAAAATCTTTAAAATCCCCTTTGCAACACAAGGGGATAGAACTTCTATTCCTGATGATGTGCAAGCCGATGGCGCGGTTTCTTACACGCAAGGCTATAGCTACGATTATGAGCGTGACCAACAAACTGACCCTGCGGCCAAAGATATCGAACGTGAGAAGATGAATGGGATATTTCACGATATCACGGAAGCGATAGGCGAGTTGCAGAGCTTTGGTTTCCCTAAGTGGGCGACAGAAGGCAAGCCATACCCAATCCGTGCGATTGTTTATCATAAAAACAAAACGTGGCAGTCGAAGATTGAAAATAACAATGTTGAACCTGTCGCAGGCATAGCATGGCAGGAACTGAAAGCCGATTTAAGCGCCGGTGATATCAATGTTTATACCAAAACGGAGTCTGACAAGCGTTTCCAGCTATTAGGCAACTATCAGCCTGCTGGCTACAGCTACTCTAAAGCAGAATCTGACACCAATTATCAACCCAAAGGTAACTATGCCCCCGCAGGCAACTACGCACTTAAAGGTGAAAGCTACACTAAAGCAGAGGGCGATGGGCGATACCAGCCGACAGGCAGTTATCAGCCATCAGGTGACTATGCTTTAAAAGGGGATAGCTATACCAAGGCTGAGACCGATGGAAAGTATCAACCTAAAGGCAGCTATCAAGCGGCAGGTTATAGCTATTCGAAAGCCGAGTCAGACACCAACTATCAACCTAAGGGCAATTATGCCCCAGCGGGTAATTATGCGCTTAAAGGTGAAAGTTACACCAAAGCGGAAGGGGATACACGATATCAGCCAAAAGGCAGTTATCAGCCGTCGGGGGATTATGCAACCAATGGCACGGTAAACTCTAAATTTGATACGGCGAATAGCAATGCCAATAGTCGCGTGCCAAATATGCGCAAAGTGAATGGTAAACAGTTAAATGTTGATATTTCATTAACTGCGGGAGATGTAGGGGCTTATACAAAAGCAGAATCCGACACTAGGATTGCAGACGCCAAAGCAGCAGGGACTAACGCACAAAATACAGCGAATGCTGCAAATACTGCGGCGACAAATGCGAATAATAACGCTAATAATCGAGTACCTAATACTCGTAAAGTCAACAACAAAGTCTTGAGTGCTGATGTATCATTGAACGCGGCAGATGTAGGGACTTACACAAAAGCGGAGATTGACAGCAAGCTTGCCGCAGGGAGCGGGCTTGGGTATGGGCAAACATGGCAAAATGTGACGGCTTCACGTGTAATTGGTACCAATTACACTAATGTTACGGGCAAGCCTATTTTTGTTTCTGTATCAACAAATGGTGCTCGTGATACTTATGTGGGTTTAGATGCATACGTGAATGATGTGCTAGTTGCAAGGTCTGTAGGGTATGGCGGGAACTCTAAGCCCCAGACAACAATCATTGTACCTTCAGGTGCAAGGTATAAATTTAATTATTCAAGTGGCGTCGCGAATAGCGGGGTCAGTATTTGGTCAGAATTGAGATAAGGGCATAAGCGTGCAAATGCACGCTTATTTTATCTAAGCTATTTTGCATCTACTTTGTTAACAAATTCGACAAACGCAGCTTCATCATTTTTATCTGCAGGGAATTTTATACCCACAAGAGGAATGATCTCGCCAGTCTTATCAAAGAAACTACGTTGATATAACAACGCATTATTTAACGTTGTGGTTTCTCCAATCGTATAAAATATAGCCATAACTGGAAGTGTTTCTGGTTTACTGCTATCCCATGCAGTAATAAGCAATTCGTTGTTCCAGTTAATTGGCTTATATTCTTCTTTTTCATCAAGTAGCTTTCTAATATCAGTAACTACACTGAATGATTCTGCACTTTTCTGATTTCCAGCCATCGGGTATGAGCAAGAGAACATATTCATAATGATAGATTTATCTTGGAAATAATGATTTTTAATGTGGAAATCAAACCATTTTTGCGCCGTGTCTAAATTATAATCAAGGCAGTTTCCAGAGTTTTTTTCGATACCATTTTCTTTCACTTTAGCTAGGATTTCTTTTGAATAGAAATCTGGAATAGTCTCATCAACTAAAGGCCCACAACCAAAGTTATTTGTTTTTTTAGCGTCCGTTGAACCATCCGCTGGGTATGCACAAAGAACGGTATAGCTATCTTTACCTTGCGGGACTGATTTTAGTGGGAAGAAAATAAACCCACTACCGTAGTCGGCAGAAGATGAAAATTTATGATCTTTGCGTAAAAAAGAGAATGCAACGCTATTATTTTCATCAATTGGTCGGTGTGACCAAGGTGATTGTTGTTCTTGCAATCTTAGACCATGGGTAACTAAACCTGAGCATTCATAAGCTGGTGAGTTTGCACCACAATCCTTTGCTGTATTTTCATATAGCGCTTTGACCGTCTTATCAATACCAGTTTTTTCATATGATAAACCATTATTGATAAGGGTCTCGGTACCAATGGTGCTTTGCAATACTTTGTTTTCATGTCTGTATTTCATATACATGCGATTAAATACGATAGCAGTAATTGCAAGTATGACGATAAGTGCAATTAAAATCGGAACGGTCTTTTTACGTTGTTGCATTATGAGCCTCAGTAACATAAATCATGTGAATACTAAAAAACCTTATAATCGATTATATTAGCGATATGAATATGTATCTATGATAAATGAAGCAGATTACTGAATTTTAGTTATGTAATTATGGTTCGTGAAAAATTAAATGTTGGAAGATTATGAACACTATTAACATTAAAGAGATTAAAGAAGCATTTAACAATGGCAGCCATTGCTCTGGTGCATATGGTTTTGTTGCTTTTGTAGAAAATAAAACAAAAGCAGTGAAAATTTTCAGAAAAAACCATACTAGGGAGCAAGCGAAAAAAGTATTTGAATCAGAAGTACAAGCTTATGAACTAATTCAAGAAAATGAAAAACTAAAATCTATAACACCTACTTTTTTTGGAAAAGTAACTATAGATAAAGAAGAAAGTGAGGAAGATGATTTATCATTAGATTTATCATTAAATTTATACTTTGAATTTGCTTATTTAATGAGTTGTGAAGTAGGCACATTTATTAAATTAGGAAACATTGATGATAGGGATGAGTATGAAAAAATAATAACACTATTTAATGAGCATGGTATAAAGCATGTTAAGGATTCATCTGTAATTCTAAATGATGATAAAGTAAAGATGGTCATAGATTTCGCAATGAAAGAATTTCCATTATAA